CGACGCTCGGGCCACCGACGCCGCTTGGGCCGACGACGCCGCTTGGGCCGACGACGCTCAAGAGGCCAGACAGCGCGCCTGGAAGTTGATGGCCTCGAAGCTGCTCCAGCTCCTGGCCGACGCACCCGTGCCTGGGGAGGCCGCGGTGTCATGACCCACACTGAAGCCTTTAGCGCCGCCCGCCGCGCGCTCGTGCCCGCAGTGGACTGCCCCGGGCGGCTCGAGCCCAAGGGCGAGTTCCCCGACCAGCGCATCGCGGCGGCCGGCCCAGTCCGGCGCACGATCTACGTGTCCAAGTGCGACACGTGCCACGCCACGGTGAGTCTCGCCCGCGCCCACGTGCTCGTGCCGGACGCGGAGGGCGACGCGATCGAGCTCCGCTGGGAGCTGCTGAATAGCTACCCCGGCCCCGGCCCGGCGGTCCCACCGTCACCCGCGGTCCGGCCCGTCGCGGCGATCGCCGCCGCGGACCCGCCGCCGGCGGCGACCATCAACGCCGGCAAACTCATGCGATCCGAGGGAGCCCAATCCCAATGACCCAAGAAGCAATGACCAGCCCCGTCGAAGAGTGGCGTGTCCTCCGAATCGAATCGCACCGCTGGGCCATCGCCCGGCGCATGGCGACGCACGTCCGCACCGCGGAAGACGGGTGCCTCATCGTCGTCAACGAGGCTGAGGGCGCAGAGCCGTTCAGCGCCTGGTCCCACTGGGAAATCGTCGCCGAGGCGCCCGGCCGGACCGCCGCCCTGGCCGAGCTCCGTCGCCTCCTCGAGCAACGAATCAGTCGTAGAACGGAATTCATTCCGTCCTCTTAACGCAGGAGCATTTCCCTTGAAGACGGTCCAATGCGGCCGCTGCGAAAACACCGTCGAGATCGACACCGCGTTCGTCGAGCCGCCGATCGCCATGCGCCGGTTCGACTGGCTGGCGATCTTCCCGGGCTACGAGGGCGGCGACCCGATCGGCTACGGCGCGACCGAGGCCGACGCGATGCCGACCTCGTCGGCGGCGAAGAGTGGGTCTGCCGCGAGTGCCAGCGGCGAGAGAGTAGGTCGAGGGTGAAGCTGCTCAAGGTCGAAACGTCGGACCGCTTCGTGGTGATCCACTTCGAGGGCCTGGCCGACGACAACGGTGAGCTCCGCCACGTAACGGTACGAGCCGAGGTGTTCCTGCCCGAGCTGACCCGCCTGGCCGAAAAGGCGCTGCGGAACGAGTCGCCGACCTCCCAGCGCGGCGCGGTCCGCGTGTTCGTCGAGCAGGTCCAGGCGCTTATCGGGCAGGAGGCGAAGTCATGATCGATCGGCTGGATCTGCACGATCTGAGGATCATTGACGCCGCCCTGCGCTACTCCTCCGAGCTCTCACGCCTGACGAAAAGGTCGAGGACAAGCTCCGCACGCGGATCCACAACAACGCCCTCGCGCTGATCCGGTCGCTCGAGGAGCTGAAGAAGGAGGAGGCGTGGCCGGGCTAGAACAGCGTGGACATCGGCCACCGAGGCCCCTTCTCGATGTACTCGTTATGCGCCAGGAACCAGACCACGAGACCGGAAAAGGCGATGCCCGCGGCAATACCGACCAGCAAATAGGCGGTGCGCTCGGTGAACCGAATGACGATCGCCATGGCGTTCCTCTTCGAACGAAAACGCCCCGCGCGGGCTGTAACCCTCCGCGCGGGGCGATCCGCCGGGACGGGCCCGGCAAATAACGGCGTGGTTACAGTCACGCCTCTGTCAGATCAAACTATCGGGGCCTGAGACTCCGGTCAAGGACCCAAATCCAGACCGTTGCGACCCAGGAGATGACTGGCTAGACTGACCCTGCTTGGCCGGATTGAGAGGGCAGCATGGCAACTACCCTCCCTCAATCCACCGTACACAAAGGACATCACCGATGGAACTACCTGCCTTGAGTGGGGCCGCGCGCTCCCGCGCAGCCCGTCCGCGCCAACGCCGAACGTCCTATCGCGATCTCGCGCCGCGCGACCATTTCGTTGCGGTCGTCGGCGATCCACAGCCTGCATTTCCGCCCGAGCTCTGGCGGCCATGGACCGATCGCCATGTCTGGACCGCGCTCGACGTCGCCCCCGACGAATGGCCGGCAAGCGCCGACGCCCGATTCGCCCTGGGGCCCGACCCAAAGGAAAGGAGTTCCTCATGAGCGAGCCACGACAAGATTACAACGGGGCAAGCCAGGCGGAGGTCGACAAGCAGCTCGCGATCTACGAAGACGAGTCCCACACCGAGCAGGAACGGGCCCGCGCCTGCCGCTGGCTGATCCTGCATCGCGCCCTTCCGGCGCATTACCTCGAGGCCGAGCTGGCAAAGGAGGAGGCGGAGCGTGAGGCCGAGGAGGCGGCGCCGTCCATGAAGCCGCGCCAGTCGCAGGGCGTTCCGAGCCAGCGCCGGCGCCTGAAGATCTACGACGGCCAGCCGGACTACACGCTTCCCCATAACCTGGCCGCCGAGGTCGGGTGCCTGGTCCGAATGGCCGCCAGCACGAAGTTCCTGCTCTATACGGCGGAGACGCTCACGCGCGAGGACTTCTTCCTGCCCGGGCACCAGGACCTCTTCGACGTGCTCGTCGGCCTGCATCGCGTGAACAAGCCCCGCGATCGCGCCCACATCCTCGCCGAGTTGGCGCCGGAGGCGCAGAAGGGGCTGGGCCAGGAGCTCCTCACCGCCATCTTCAACGGCTGCAAAAACCCCGACGACGGCCGCGGCCTGGTCCATCTCGTCGGAGAGGACGCCGCGCTTCGGCGATTCATCCTCGGCCAGCGCCGGCTCGAGGACGACGCGGTCGATCGCCGCGCCTCGCCTGGCGAGCTGGCATCACAGGCCCGCCTCCTGGCCGACGCGCTCTCGGCCGCGGGGTTTGCCCCCGGATGGGAGCCGCCGCTTCTCGACGGAATGCTGCCCGCGGAGCCATTCCCGCTGGACGTGCTCCCCGAAGGCCTCGCCAAGATGGCGCAGTTCGCGCGCGATGTGATGTTCGTCCCCCCGGACTACCTCCTTACGCCGGCGCTCGCGATCGCCGGCGGAGTGATCGGCCGCTCGATGGGCATCTACCTCAAGGAGGGATGGCACGAATACCCATCCCTATACGCGATCATCGTCGGCGATCCGGGTACCGCGAAGACGCCCGCCCTCAAGCTCGTTTCCCGGCCGGTCTGGCAGATCTTCCGCGAGCTCGAGGAGGAGCACGCGCTGGTCGTCGAGGCCTGGAGGCAGGCGAAGCAAGCCGCCGAGGTCGAGCGCCGCGCCAAGGGCGCCAAGACGCCGCCGGTCGAGTGCGATCCACCGCCTGCGCCTCGGCGCATCGCGGTCGCCGACACGACGGTCGAGGCGCTCGCAATGAGGTTGTGGGAGAACCCGCGCGGGCTCTTGATGGTGCACGATGAGCTCAGCTCATGGCTGGCGGCGATGAACCAATACAAGGGCGGCGTCGGAAACGACAAGCAGTTCTTCCTGCACACGTTTTCCTCCTCGCCCATCCCGGTCGACCGTAAGGGCCAGGAATCGGCCACGATGTTTATCGCGGAGCCCTTGCTCAGCATCGCCGGCGGGATCCAGCCGGACGTCTTGCCGACCATGGATCCCGGCAACGGCAAGCGCGACGGGTTCATCGACCGGTTCCTCTTCTCGTTCCCCGACGAGGTCCAGCGCGACTGGTCGCCGCTGTGCATTCCGCCAGCGCTGCGCGAGCGCTGGGAGACGGCGATCCGCCGGCTCTGGGACCGGCCGCTCGCCGAAGACGCGAACGGGCATGAGGCGCCGCGCTTCGTTCGGTTCTCGGCCGAGGCCGACCGGTCCTTTGGCCACTGGTATAAGGAGATGTGCAAGGAGATGCAATCTCCCCACTTCAATTCCGACTTCAAGGGACCTTGGTCGAAGTTCCTGACCTACGCGCCGCGGCTGGCCCTGGTCCTCGACCAGCTCCGCTGGGCCTACGACGCCAGCGCGAACGATCGGCTGCGACCTGTGAGCGTCGAGGCGCTCCAGGGGGCGGTGAGGCTGATCGACTACTACAAGAACCACTTCCGCCGGATCTACATCACGATCCGCGGCGCGCACAGCGACAACCGCCTGGCGCGGGACATCGTCGCGTGGGTTGTGAAGACCGAGCGCCGGTCGATCCGCGAGAGCGACGTGAAGGACAACTTCAAGCGCGCCCTCGAGGACCTGCCCCCCGAGTCGCTCCGTCAGACGTTCGATTGGCTGGTCAAGCGGAACGTGCTCCGCCGCTCTGCACCCAGTGTACAACGGCGGGGCCGACCGTCCCAGCACATCTACGAGGTGAACCCGCTGATCTTCGAAAAGGGCGAAAAGCGCCCGGATAAATAGTCAAGTCGTGGAATGCCAATGACTTACGTCACAACAAAGCGCCCGTTAGCGCCCGCTGGCGCCCGGATAATTGAGCGCCCGTTCATCGTTGCATCTGTGGGCTTCTGTTCAATTATCCGGGCGCCAGCGGGCGCTAACGGGCGCAAATATTCGGCGCAAGTCGTTGCCAACAAACAGAAAACCGATTTATCCGGGCGCTTTTGAGCCCTGGAGGGTCAGCGGAAGTGGTTAGTGGATGGGCGACCATTACGGGGAAAGGCTGGCTCGATAGTGTACAAGTCGGGTCGCCGCAGCGGCACCGGAGCGGGCGCAAAGACCGACCCCCGGGGCCAGCATGGCGTCTTACCCCGGGGGTCGTCGTACTCAAAGGAGACTCCGTTCCGTATCAAGTTTATGGTGCCCAGATGAACACGTCAACCGGATCGGAAACGGATTTGGCCGCCTCACAGCGACCAGCGAGGATGACGGGGCTCGAACCCGCAACCTCCGGCGTGACAGGCCCGCTGTCTATGGCCGTCGCTGGTCCGAGAGGGCGGCGGGGTCGCGAAAAGCACCGGCTTTCTCGGATCGACGTATCCTACCAAATTCATCGGCAAAACTTAACCCGGCATTTCGACGCTCGCTTCCCCTCCGCCGGCGGTTCACCGGGGCCGGGCCGAGGGCGCTCGGCCGGGGCGCGCGCGGAGGCCGGGAGTCTCCCCAGTGCCCGCTGTCAGCTTCTCTCGATTCCGCACCGAGGTCGAAGAGATCTACTCTCTCCGACAGCCGGCCACCCTCTGCATCATGAAGCAGGTCCTCCGCGAGATTGCACTCGTCGAGGGGGTCAAAAAGACCTCCGACCTGCGACCTGTCATCATCGCGCGTTGGCTCAAAGCTCATCCCACACGCGGGGCCGCTACCAGCCACAAGCTCCTCCGGTCGCTCAGCTCGGCCGTCCAGATCGGCGTCGCCAGCGGCTACTTCCGCAGTTCGCCCATCGCCTTCACCATCGAGCTGCCCGAACCGGCCGACGATGGCGAGCCAAAAATCCGCCATCACTCGATCGGCGAGGTCACGAGCGTGCTCGAGCTCGCCCGAGCCGAGGCCCTCAACGGGACCTGGCGCGCACAGCGGCGGTATGCCCTCGTGTCAACCTACGCCTACTCCGCGCTCCGCAAGCAGGAGGCCCTCCGGCTCCAGCGGGCGGACGTCGAGCTCGACAAGCCGGTCCTCCGGATCCGGGCGCGAAAGCGGCTCAAGACACGGGCCTCCGCCCAGGCCGTGCCGATCGCGCCCCCACTCCTGCCCGTCCTCGAATGGTGGCTGCCCAAGTGCGGGTCCACCTGGCTCTTCCCGGGAGCCACCCGACGCGGGCCATGGACGGGCGGACCGCCCGGCTACAAGCCGCTCGACGAGGTGAAGCAGCTCGGGGAGCGCGCCGGCGTGCCCGAGCTGACCATCCAATCTTTCCGCCACAGCTTCGCGACGCACGCCCCAATGTGGGGGATCTCCGGCGAGATGGTCACCCGGATCCTCCGGCACACGAGCCCGCGGACGAAGCGGTGGTACGAGCACGAGGACCTCGACAACCTCGTTGCCGCGGTCTCGCGCGTCAGCTACACCGGCCGGAAGCAGGCCGTGATTTAACGAACGCTTTCCGGCTCACGTGCGGAATGCCGGCGCCTCGGAGCAGGGGGTGGCTCCGCGGACTCCCCTGCCCCGGGCGCCGGGACATCCTCCGGAGCGCCCGCCTCCGGAAGATTCTCCGCTGTCGGCACATCTTTAACCGAATTGTTGACGCCATTTGCCTGGCTTGTCGATACCGTTTGTGGCCCCTTCTCGCCTCGATCGCTCAACACCCAACGCCGGCAGTTCTGGGTAATCAGCGATCCCACAATCGCGGAATAGCTCTTTCCGGTCCCCACCGACTCCGCGCCAAGGGCGCGCGACTCGTTCGGTGTGAGCATCAGGGCGACCTTTACCGTGCGCTCGCTGCGCGTCGGTCGCGACTTCGCGCCGTCGCGCTTTCTCCCGCGCGTGAGCTCTTGCGTTTCGGTTTCCACGTCCAGTCCCTCCTCCGTGATTTCGCGTTGGACGCTACCGCGGCATTCCGTTGCCGCGAGTTGGCGCTCATTCCCTTACCCGTATTTTCGGTTTCCCGCCATGTCAGCCTTCGATCGAAGGAGGTTCCGCGCCATGTGTGAAGGAGTGCCGATCGAGGTTTTCGACGTGTACCACGAGTCAGATCCGGAGCGGCCGGTCGTGACGAACGTCCAGGCAACCTCTCCCGGAGCGGCCATCGCGATCGCCAGGCGGACCTGGCGGCGACGGCGGAGCTACGAACAGGGGCCCGGCGGCCGGCTGCTGAGCCGGCATGGGTTCTATGCGCTCAAGGTTGGCACGGCGCCAGTGACAATTTCCAAGCCCCCGCCCCCGGGAGGTGCTGCATGATCGCGCGAATGCTCGAGGAGCCGGACGACGAGCCAGGGCCGGCCCTCCAAACTCCCCGCCGGCTGGCCGGCCAGATCGAGCGGATCTACCTCGACCTCGCCCGGGCGCGCGGGCGCCTGGTCGGGGTCTCATGCTACCTCGAGTCGCCCAGGGCCAGGGAGCTGGGCCAGGTCCTCGATGACGTCGTGGACTCGCTGGCGGAGCTCCGCGGGCGGATCCTCAGCGGGGACGCGGCGATCGTCGTGGGCCGGGACGACGCGAGCTGGCGGGAACGGCAGCCGCTGATCGATCTCATCGAGCGGAAAGGTCATGCCGAAATGCCCGAGGGCGAGGCCAAGAAACCCCGCGCCAGGCGGCCCAGGGCGCCCAGGGAACGATCGAAAGGATCGGGGAAGGAGGAACGGCCACGAGCCACGGGGAGGGTCGAGGAGGCCAGGTCGTGGTCGACCTGACAGGGGTCGTCGAATCGGCGTCGTGGCTTTACGACGAGCTGGAGTCGGCGGGTCTGCAGGGTGAAAGACTGGAGGGTGTCATGCACATTGCGGCTCAGTTCGGCGCCTGGCGCCTGGTGCCGCATCGCCGGCGTCGCGGACCCATGGATCCCGAACCGCGCTGCCGGATCTGCGGCTGCACCGACTGGCGTGCGTGTGTCGACGATGACGGCGAGACGTGCTTTTGGGTTGAGCAGGATCTCTGCTCGGCGTGCATCGGGACGGTCGAGGCGATCGAGGACCTGGGCGCGACGGACCGGTCGCCGCTGGCGATCGTGGCGATCGGTCATGGGCTGGCGGCCGCGGCCCGGTACCGGGTCGACGACATGGAGCTCTTCGAGGAGATGTCCCGCTATGGGGAGGAGTGACCGCGCCGAGGATCCGGAAGAGGTGACGAATCCGGTCTTCGCCTGCTGGTGTGGAGAGCGTGGGACGTACGACGAGCTCTTCGACCCATCAGGACTCGAGGAGGCATGCGGTGGGACGGGCGTCATCCACTGTTTCTGCGGCGGCGACTTCTGTGTGTGTCATCACCATGGAGGGGCCGGGTGCCCGGGTTGCGAGGATTGCGACCTCGGCGAGGTAGACTTCGACCCCGAGGCCGATTATGCCGACGACGAAGAAGACGAGCCGGAAGCCGACCATGGACGGGCGTACTGAGTGGGTGCTGCTCCGGGGCTGGGAGCCGTTTCGGCTGCATGAGGTCCCTGCGGAGCGCAGGGAACACCCCGTGACGCATTACTGCCTGGAAGGAGACGAGCGATGGACGCCGGTGGACGAGCTGCCGGAGGAGAAGCGGGCGGGGCTGAGGCGCCTCGGGAAGCGGGCGGCGGGGGCGGCTGCCAAATGACGCGCCTTCAACCGCGCACCGAGCGGTCGGACGATTGGCTGGCCGCGGCGGCGATCGCCGAGATGATGATCGCGGCGGCGCAGCCGGAGAGATTGCTCATCGTCTGGGTGCTCGGCCGTCACTCGGCGCAGATTGAAGGACTCTCCCTCACCGAGGTCGCTCGGCGGTTCGGCTCGCCGCCGGGGGAAGCGCTCCATGTGCTCGAGGAGGTGAAGGCCGCGGGGTTCGTGCTCCCGCACAGTGCGACCCGGCGGTGGGCGCTGACGCCTAAAGGGCGGGCTGTGCTCGCGGCGATCGAGCGCCTGGTGCAGGTCGTTCGACACCCGCTGGCGCTGCCGGCCGGCGACGACGGGGCATCGTCCTGACGGCCCCGTCGTCGTGGGCCGAAGCGCCCGGGTCAGTCTTTGACCCGGGCTCGTTCGTGTGACTCTATCGCGAGCTGCGATCCGCGGCAACGTCAGGGGTCGGCCAACCGCCGCAGCTCGAACACCAATGGAGCGACCCGTCATAGTTGATCAGCCCCTCGCTTCCTAACGTCCAGCGCCGTCGGCGCCGCCTGGCGCGACATAATCGGCTCTACGGAGCCCAGGAGGCGACGAGCTGCTTGGAACGCTCGAGCGTGCGCTGGAGGCGCTCGGCGCGTTCGTTGGCGAGCTGGGTGTTGTAGAGGCGGTGGCCGGTGGTTGACCGCTCGTGAATGAGCCAGTCGGTCTCATAAGGTTCGTTCGGCTCGGGGCCCAGCATGAGGACGCTCGGGGGGTGGCCGGGACCGGGATCCGGCTGTCCTAGCCAGCGCTCGCCGACGCCGGCCCGAAGCAGGCAGAGGCCTGGGTTCACCTCGGTATCGGGCACGAAGTCAACAGCGGCGGCCCGCCAGGCGTCCTGGCGCATCTCGAGGCCCAGGGACTCGTAGCTCGCGGTCATGGACCAGGTGACGTTGAGCCGGCGCATGGTCGGCATGTGGTATAGCGACGCGGTGTGACTGAGGATCCGCTTCCAGAGGTCGGAGTGCCAGTAAGTCCGCGGGGACATCTGGTATCCAACGGCCGGCGTCTGAGCGTCGCACCGATCGACCAAATACCGGAGGTAATCAGGTCGCTTCAGGAACACGTCGACGTGCGTGGCGTAGAGGAACTCGGTTTGACAGCGCGCGAACGCGAAGTCCATGGCCGTCGCCACCGGCTCGCTCGTGAACCGCCAGGCTTTCGAGCGGATGCGGTGGACCTCGACGTTGGGGAATTCGGCCTCGATCGCGTTGAGCTCGGGCCAGTGCTGCGCCAGGCTGCCCATGTCCCAGACCTGGATCCACGGGACCTCGGTCTGAGCCTGAAGCGTCGCGAGGACCTGGCGGAGCAGCTCCGGGGCGTCGAGATGCGGAATGGCCGCGGTGACGCGGTAATCCCACGGCCGCTTCTCGCCCGTGCCCTCCCAGGGCCTGGGCGATCGCGGCTCGACGCGCGAAGGGGCGATGAAGAAGTCGCCGCCGGCGCCGATCGTCGCCGAGCTCGTCGCCGCGGCGCGGTGCCGGTTGGCCGCGGCGGCTTCGTCGTACCATTGCCGGAGCGCCCGGGCCAACGTGCTCGGGCGTGGGATGAAGCCCAGGCAGTCCAGGCAGTCGTAGTCGTTGACCTGGCCGGCGTTGCCCCTGCCGAGGGCGCATGAATGGCAGCCGCAGGAGCCCGACCTCGGTCCGCGGTGCCGGCATTGTTTGACCTCGCGCTGAAAGCGGAGCGACTCCTCGACGGGGAGGATCGGCGCGTCCATCGGATCGATCGAGCCGTGCTGCGGCGGCGCGGAGTCGACGGCCAGGTCGTCGCCGGCGAGGAGGTGGACGATCGGGATATAGGCGGGGTTGTAGCTCGGATGGGCCGGGTCGACGAGCTGGCGGTACCGCGGGTCGCCCGTCTTGGCGACGGCGCGGTCGAGGGCTTCGGCGAGTGGGAGCATAAGAGGAACGGAAGTCGTTAGGCGGTCACGGAGATGGAGTTGGTGCTGTTGAGTTGCGGCATGCCGCAGTTTTGGGTGGTCACGGTCTTGCTCAGGGCGAGGGAGAGCGGGCTGCAACTGATCACGCCGGAGGAGCCGTCGTTGGGGAAGAAGAATACGTCGAGTGCTCCGAACCCCGTATACAGGAAATTTGACCGACAGAACGCAGGGCCGCCAGAGGCGAGGATCGGCTCGAAGGGGGGCGGCCCGATCTGGATCGGCTTCGGGCACTGGGCGTTGAGCGCGACGTACGACAGGACGTAATTCGCGCCCTGCTTGGGGGGGAAGAGCTGCGTATAGTTGCAGAGCTTCCAGCACTGGACCCAGTAATTGATCGTGGTGTTGAAGAACGGACAGAAGACGCCGGCGAGGCTTGGAAACTGCGGCGCTCCCCACGTCCACGAGCCGAGGAGCTGGACGGGGCTGCCGATGTACGGCCCGATCGGACCCAGCGTGAACGTGAGCGGATTCGTGAACCCCGTATTCGTCGCCATGACCGCGTTCCACTGCCCGTAATAGCAGGGAAAGAACCCGTTGCATGCCTGGCCGCCGGTGCACTGGAAGTTCCCGGGGTTCGCGTACGGCTGCCAGCAGGTGACGGCGATCGCCTGAAGGCCGGTGGTCGAAAAGCAGTCGTAACAGTAGAGCGTCTGGCCGTTGAGCTGGGCCCAGGAATCCTTGAGGCTCTGAAGGTTCCACGACACGCTCTCCGCGTCGCTGCCGTCGAGGGGCGTGTTGCACGGTTGGCATTTCGGCTTGTTGCTCGGCTGGAGCTTCTGAGCGACCCAGCGGCCGTGGATCTGCTTGGCGACGACCAGATCGCCGGCGACGGGGGCCTGCGAGCCGACCATCAGCACGTAGATGACGCTGCTGTCGGCCGGGGCGCTGGCCGGGCCGCCCTCGACCTCGGTGCCGATGAGGTTCGCGGGATTGGCGGCGAAGTAGACGCCGGTGGTCGTGGGGATGTGGCCGAGGTCGGTGATCTTGGCCACGCGCTGGGAGGTGGAGAGCGGGCGGTTGGCGAGCGCACCGACCTGGGCCTCGAGGTCGGCCAGGCGATCGCGGATGACGCGGAGGTGGGGGTCGTGCATCGCGGAAAGGTGAACGGAATGAATTCCGTTCTACGAAGACGCGACGTTACGGGCCGTCGTAGGAGAAGGTCCAGCGGCCGCCGACTTCATCGGCGAGGACGGCGGAACCCTGCGGAGGAGTTTGCGTGCCGCGGTTCCACGCGTAGAAGACGCCGCCGGCCGGAGTCAACGTCGCGGGACCGCCCTCGACCTCCTGGCCGCCCGGGATGAGCTCGCGGACGGCGAAGAAGCAGTTCACCGCGGTTGGGTAGGCCGAGACGACCGTCGTGACCACGAGCAGTGAGGAGCCGGAGGGGGCGTCGTCGACCGATTGGTCGACCTGGGCCTCGAGGTCGGCCAGGCGATCGCGGATGACGCGGAGGTGGGGGTCGTGCATCGCGGAAAGGTGAACGGAATGAATTCCGTTCTACCTATGGGAAGGTTCGGCGCGGTGGTCGGAGAGGAGGAGGGTCGTCGTTTGTCGGTTGCCCGCGAACTCCCAGCGTTTCGCAACCACTTGGGGGTAATACGGGGCCTCGCCCGCGTCGACGCCGTTGTTGGTTTGGAGGCTCACGTCGATGCCGTCGATCAAGTCGATGCGGTCACCCACGTCGTAGGCGGCGGAGATCCAGGGGATGGTCACGGAGCCCGCCGTCACCGGGAACTCGTGCGCGGCGCGCAGGGCGTTGGCGAGGGCCTGGGCCTGGGAGGTATCGTCGCGCGGGGCCGGGTTCGGGTTGGCCGTATAATACGCGGAGCTCTTGTCGACGACTTCCTTCACGAAGTGGTCTCGGCCGTCGAGCACGCGCTCGACGACGAAGCTCGATGGAGACGCGTCACGCACGTCGGCGGTGACATCGATGTCCTGGTCGCTCTCAATAACGGTCGTGAGCTTCAGGAAGAACTTGGACGAGTTCTGATCGTTGCCCGGCTGCGCGATGGAGGTGATGCCGCGGACGACGCTGCCCGGGACCTGGGCGTCGGGGTCGTCGCTCTTCGGGATCTTCCAGGCCTCGGGATTGTCGGCGGTGATCTCGATGCCCAGGCGATCGCCGAGCAGCTTCCAGCCGGAGTAGCCGCAGTGCTGCCAGGTACCCGTTTGGCCGTCCCAGATCGCGGGTGCCGGGCCGCTGTAATCGCGGCTGATGGCGAGGTTCGCCTTCCAGTGCTTGCGACTGTCGTCCCGCGAGATCAGCGTGCCCTTGCCGGGCCGGTACCGCTCGACGTAGATGTGCTCGCCGTGCTCGTCGGGCCAGAGCGGAGTCCAATCGAACGGATCGGTGACCCACTCGCCATCTTCGAGGTCCCAATGGCCGTCGCCGCACTCGTCGGCGATGTAGCGGCGGTAGGCCGCGCGCTGGGAGTCGGGCGTCCCCTCGGCCGAGATCGCCGCGAAGGCGAAGCTCGAAATGTTGTTGACGTCCGACGCGTTGGGTTGGAAGCCCGGGGCGAGGACCACGTCCACCTCGTAGCGCACGGGCCGGGTCGCGATCACGAACTGGTTGGCGAGGTGCTGGGCGTCGCGCGCGAGCCGGAGCTGCTCGACGTTCGACTGCCCCGGATCTAGCGTCGCGCCCGTTGCCTGCAGCAGCAGCCCCTTCGGCGAGTTCGTGCCGTCGTCGTCCTTGCGGTAGACCACCAGCTCGGCGCGGGGATGGCCCTGGGAGTCGAGCGAGAGATCGAAGCGCGAGGCGAACCCGTAGTAGCCGAGCTGCTCGTTGATCGCGTCGGGCCATGCTTTGCCCGAAGCGTAGTAATCCCGGATGATGATCGGCTCTTCGGTGAACGTCTCCGGGTCGTTGGGGTCGTAGTATTCCCCGTTGTTGGGGTTCATCGCGACCAGATAGTCATAGACAAACTGGGCGTCGGGAGTGAGCACCCAGGGTTCGAACCCCTGGTCGGCGGTGCCAATGAGGTAATTGACCAGCTTGGGCAGCGTCCAGAACGTGGCCGGATCCGGGTTGCGCCGGAGGTCGTGCTGCAGGAACACCGGATAGGCGTTGTCCTCGCCGTCGTTGACGTCGCTGCCGTCGGGCGTGCAATTCTCGCGCGGGGTGCCGTCGATGACCGGGTTGAAGTGGGTCGGCACATTGATCGTCACCTCAAAGCCTTCGAGCTCCGGGTCGCTCGCGGGTCGGTAGACCGTGCCGTGGACGGGCTTGTCCCAGCACCGGACCTCGACGCCGGAAGCGGCGAACGTGCCGGCCTGCCCCTTGTCCGTGAGGTCGACCTGGGGACTCAGCGCGAAGCCGTCGAAGAGGGCATCGCGATTGCCCTGGTCGTCGTACGTGAAGACGACGACCTCGTCGTCGAGCAGCGGCAGGTACGGATTGTCGGCGTCGAGCGGCCAGAAGTCAGCGAACGTGATCGGGAAAGGCGAGTTCGGGTCGGTCGAGTCGAGCAGGTAGCGGAACCGAGCGGTCGACGGCTCGGAGCCGTCGCGAAACTCGATCGATTCGCAAACCACATTGGGAAGCACGTCGATCGACGCGGTCGAGCTGCTCTCGCGGTCGTAGAGCGCAACGACGAGCGACAGGGCGGGAAAGGAGAGTGGGAGGGAGCTCTGCGCGGGGTCGTAGGAGAAGTTGCCGGCCATCGTTTCGGAAACGGAATGAATTCCGTTCTGCGTCAGGAGAGCAGCCCGAAGGTACGGAGCGCGCTGTAGGCTTTTTGGAGCATGCCCTGCTCAGTTGCGGTGTAAGAGCTGCTCGCCGTCGCGGCGCCGCCGGTTTGTTGAACGGCGGGGGCCGTACCGAAGAAGGCGAGCTTCTGGCTGGCGCTGGTGCCGATCTGGGTCCCCGTCGTCGAGCCGAGGGCGAAGTTGTCGCCGTCGCTGATCGTCGTGAGGCCCTGGATGTTGATCGCGCCGCATGTGATCGTGCCCGTGCCCAGGTTCAATGGCGGGTTGCCGCCCGAGGCGCGGAGGCCGAGCGTCGAGAGGACGATGCCCAGGTCTATCGAGTTGGCCTGCTGGGCGACAGGGGCCGCGCCGTAGAAGGCGAGGAGATCAGTCGTGCCCGCGCCGAACTTCGTCCCATGCGCGGTGCCGCAGCCGACCGTGACGACGCCGCTCGCGTCGGTGAACGTGCCGCCGGCCAGGGCGAGATAGATCGTGCTGAGCGCGTTGCCGCCGCTCGACCAGGGCACGCGCGCGTCGTTGATCTGCGTGATCGTCGAGCTGCCGGTGACGACGGTTGCGACGCGGACGTGGAACGCGCTTGCGGGGAAGCCGGTCGTGTTGACCGTCAGCACGCCGGCGTCGGTGAGGTAGAGGTAATTGGTCGTGTTCGGCGCCATCGCGACGGGCGCGGTCCCCACGTACGACACGAGGTTGCCGGCGGAATTCCGGAAGGTCCCCGCAGCAACCTTGACGTTGAGGCTGGCGCTTGGCTGCTCAGTGAATGCGACGCCGAGGGCGCCGAGGGCCTGCTGGCCGTCGAGCAGCGAGTTGTTGCTGCGCAGGGGGACGTCCCAGCCCGGATCGTTGTAGGCGGGGGTCGCGAGGGCGATGTTGTTGGTGTAGGTGTTCGACATGGCGGTCAGTTGTTAGGTGGAAGGGGAACGGAATGAATTCCGTTCTACGTTGTTGCGAAAGGAACGGAATGAATTCCGTTCTACGGGCTCAGTTCGGGGATGGGAGCCAGGTGAGCGCGGTATAGGACCCGCCGTCGACGGCGCCCACGCCGAAGCCGTCGCGGCCGAAACCGCCCACGCCGAATCCGCCGCCGGCGCCGAAGCCACCGGTGCCAAAACCGCCGGCGCCAAAGCGGGCAGTACCGAGCCCCACCACGCCGGCGCCAAAGCCGCCCGTACCGAAACCCAGCGTTCCAAAGCCGTGGCCGTAGCGGGGCGAACCGAAGCCTCCGGTGCCAAAACCGCCGGCGCCGAAGCCGTCGCCGGGGCCCTGGCTGAACGTGTAAGTGAGCCGCTTCCCCCGGCCGTTCGGGGCCGGCGGCCGCGGCGGGACAGTGAGCGTGTAGGAAAAGGTCGGCGGGTTCGGGTCGCGGTTCCCCGCCGAGTCAAACGCGGCGACGGCGAAGGACCAGGTGCCGGTGGAGAGCCGGCCCGAGGTCCACTGGTAGCTGGTCGACGATGTGCCGAAGCCGCCGACCCCGAACCCGCCCAGGCCGAACCCGGAGTTCGGCGCCGGGCCCGTATAGGCGGGGATCGTCGCGAGCGGTTTCGCGAACGAGACCGGGCCGCCGGCGATCGCCGAGCCGTACACACAATAGCCGGCGATCGCGGCCGACAACCAAAGGCCGCCGGTCCATTCGAGCGTGACGCGATCGTTCGGAAGTGGCGGCAGGCATGAGCCGTTTCCGAATCCGCCGGCCCCGAATCCGCCGGCCCCGAATCCGCCGCCCTGGTAGCTGAAGTCTTTGCCCCGCTCGCTCGAGCCGACCGCGCCGACGCTGAACTGGACGTTGGGGCCCAGAGGCGCCGGCCAGGGCAGCTTCACGAACCGCTTTGTGCCCGACCACGCGAGCCGTCCGGCGCGGTAGACCTGGAAGTACGTGCCCTCGGGCGCGGAGCTCGTCCAGGCAATCCGCAGCTCAGGGCCGCTCGGGGCGGCGGAGACGGAGATGATCGACGATTGGTCGAAGGGCATCGTGGCGGGAACGGAGTGAATTCCGTTCTACGAGTGGGAACGGAATGAATTCCGTTCTACGCTCAGAGCATCCCCTCGAGCATTGCCTTGTACGGTTGGAAGACCTGGTAGCCGATCGTGCCGTACCAACGGCCCTCGGGCTGGTAGCGGCGGAAAAGGACCTGGTCCCAGGCGGCGCCTTTGGTATCCACGAAGGTGCGGGAGATGCCGTCGCGGTACGACCGGAGCACGCTCTCCTGGGCGGCAAGACCGATGGGGGTCGTGTCGATGAGGACGCCCTGGATGGCGAAGACGCGCCCGCGGGTACCGCCGAACAGGTTGAACTGGCCGTCGATCCCGAAGAACGCGGCGAGCTGGTCGGCGTTGGGGTTATCGAGGACCTGGCACTGGACCGAGCCGCCGAAGAGGAAGAGGCCGTCGTAGGTGGGAGCGGACATAAGTGGGGAGCGAAATGAATTCCGTTCTACGCTACGACGTGCTCTTCAGGTACTCAGCGAGGGCCTCGCCGGCGAGGTCGATCGCCGCGTCGCGGATTTTGTTGTCGAGCTGATAGAACGGTCGCTCGGGACTGTTCCACTCGGCCTTCTCGCGGTCGGTGACTTTCTTGTCCTTGTGCATCAGCGGGTCGCCAGTCTCCGTGTCGGTCGGCGGCTCGTTGATGCCGTAGACCATCTCGACCGTTTTCGCGCGGATCTTCGTCTCGCCCATCAGAGAGAGGAGCGAGAGCATCTGCCCCGTGCGCTTGAGCGGCTGGACCTGGTGATACCGTCGCTCTTTCCAGGCGCGATACTTTCGCTCGTTGGGCGGCCAGGGCGTGCCGTCCGCCCCCCGCGCCTCGGCCGAGCGGTCAAAGATCCCCTGGGCGACGAGGCCGGCCAGGTCGCGGGCGAGGGATTCGTCCTTGCCGGGGAGCGTGAAGTCAAAACTGTCGACGAGGCCGTCGACCCAGTTCATCACCTGGTCGACGTTGTCCTCCATCTCGGCGTCGGGCATCTTACTGCGTCATCACGCGTGGGCGGCCTTGAAGCGCGGGGCCGGGCCTGCGCGCTTCGTCCCGCATCATCTTCGTCTGCTCCTTGAGCTCATTCACCGCTTCGGCGTCGCCCAGGGCGTTGCCACCATTCCGCTCGATCGCGTCAATCTGGCGATTGAGGGCTTCCTGCTTCGCTTCCGCTCCCCACACCGTCCGGCCGCCGCCCTTGGCCTTGGCCTCGGCGATCGCAGCCGCGGGGGTCCGCTTGTCGAGGATCTCCTTGACGCGGTTGTCGATGCGGTGTTGCTCAGTGCTTCCCAGCGCGCCGAAGGTCGTCTTATCGGCGATGTAGTCGACAAGGTTGCTGTTCGTCGTGTCGACCTTTTTCTCTCGGACGAGCTGGGCGAGCGCCTCTTTCCGCAGAATCTCGAGCTTTGAGAATTCCGCTCCGCGTTCGGCTCGGGCGACCTCGAGCTCGGCAGCGCGCTGACGGAGCATTCCCCGCTCGCTGGCCTGCGACTCCTTGATCATGCCCAGGGCCGGCGCCGGCCCTTGCACTTCCTTCCCGTACTGCGCGCGATCCGCGAAGCCGCCGCCGGCGACCCCCTTGTTCAGGAACACGTTGAGGGCGTCGATCGCCCCCTCGTCCTCGAAATTCTGCCGGAGAATGTCCTCGGTTTTGACGCCCTGCTGTTTGGCTTTCCGCTCGACGACAGGGGCGAGCTTATGCAGCGCCTGGATGAAGCCGTCCTGCGCCGTGACGCCGGCTTCCTTCAGGATTGCGGCTTGCTTCTTTTTGCCCCCGAACCCACGCATCGCACGGATGGCCATCTTCGAGAGCTCGGCGGCCTGGGCGTCGTGCTTCTCGGCGGCGATCGAAATCGTCGCTGCGACCTCGTCGCTGTTCTGGAACGTGCCCCGCATCTCGTCCTCGTTGAGCGAGGCGGAGCTGAGCATCGAGAACTGGCGGGCGAGGACGGCGTTATCGCCCTTGCCCCGGCCCATGATCGCGAGCGCTGAGTTGACCTTGCCGAGTGCCTGCTCGGAGGCCTGCTCGCCGGACTTGTTGTAATCGCTGAAGCCGAGCACGCTGCCGGCGACGTCGCCCACGATGTCGGGCCGGATTTGCCTCGCGACCGCTAGAGCGCCCGTCTGCTTCGCGTATTGCTCGAACTCCTTGTCGGAGATCCGCGTGCCCTTGAACTGGGCGCCCGAGTTGTAGAGCTCCGTCAAGAACTGGCGGCCTTCCTCCTGCTTGAACCCCGTCGCCGCGTTGTAGCGCGCCATCTTGAGGGTGAATTGGTTATCCGCCCTCTCGCCCATCAGCGTCGCGAGCTCGCCGAGCGAGTCGCGCTGGCCGCTGAAGTTGGCGGTCATTTCCTTTTGCTTCTCCATCGCCTTCTGAAGCGCTTGTCCATAAGCGGAGGCGAGGTCGGTGATGACCTGGAAGCCCTTTTGGGCCGCGGCGGTGGTGAAGCCGATCAGGGCCTCGCTCGTCCGCTTGTTGGCCTCGAGGAGCTCGGTCTGCGACTGGATCTTCGCGCGGTTCGCGCGTCGCACCGTGTCGAGCTTTGCCGCCTCGGCGGCCTGGGCGTCGGTCAGCAGCTCCTTGTTCCGTTTCTTCTCGGCGTCGCGGAACTCCTTCGACTCCTGGTCTGCCTTGCTCTTGTCCAGCTTCAGGCGGATAACGAGCTCGTTTTGGTCGGACATGGCGGCGGCTGAAAGGTGCCTCGCTCGCGCTTCGGGCTAGTGTGGGGAATGGAGACGCGCTCGACTCGCGCTTCGGGTCGGTGCGGGGAGCGGGGCATCAGACGATCCAGTCGAGCGAGGCGGATTCGGCTTTCTCGACCATCCAGTCGACGAACTGCCCGGGGGGAGGGACGCGTCTGCCGGCGACCATCATGACGGCGATCGCCTCAGCCTCTTCGCGCGGAATCGGCCCCTGGACCCCTGCCATCCTCACGACGCAGCGGAGCCAGAGGCCGTAAGTTTTGGGGCACGGCCCAGCGCCACGTCGACGATGGCCTGCCACATGGCGTTGTTGGTTTCGTCGTTCGGCCGCAGCGGGAGGAGACGCCCGAGGTCGGCCGGGGCGAGTGCGTAGTTCCGCGAGAGCAGCTCCCACGCCAGCGCGAGCAGCGCATTGGCCTCATCGGCGCCGCCGTCCGCGCGCATGAATGCCTCGAGCTTCTGCTCATAGTCGGGCCCGAAGTCGGGCTCGAAGCGCTTGTGGCCAGAGTCGAAGCTCAGGGTGCCGTCCGCATTGACGACGGGACGAAACTCGACCGTCCAGCCGTCCGCGCGCATGGTGGGCTTCGGGAGCTGCCAGAGCTGGCCGTCGCCCAGGACGATCGCCACGTCCGCGCGGAAGCCCTCGCGGCGGAGGGCCCGTTCATCGAGTGGGGGCACGGGGTCCTCGAGATGAATTCCGTTCTATTGGAGATCGGGGTGGAACAGCGGAGCGTAGGCCTTGTAGTAGGCGCGCTCCACGGGCGTGCGGTCGGCGGCGGCCTTCGCGTGGATCTCGCGCCAGCGGTCCCGGGCCGCGGCGACCTGCTGGTCGGAGGCCCGGTGGTCGATCGTCGGCTCGAGGCCCAGCTCAGCGCTTTCGAGCGCCTCGGGCTTGAGGTAGCCGAACCGAACGCCCTCGCCCAGCTCGGGGCGCTCCACCCAATCATAGCGCGGTTGCCCGTCGAGCGGGTGCCGCTTGGGGAAGAAGAGCGTGCAATACGGTGAGCGGGTGACGAAGTAACCGTTCGCGAAGGGCCGCGCGTGCGCGCCGCCAACGCCCACGCCGAGGAGCGGCTCGACTTTGTCGAGTACCGCGTTGGCGCGCTCGAACTTGCTTCGCGACGGCCCGCGCCAATGGACGGGGACGATCACGGCGTCGGGGATGCGGGGGAGCTGCTCTTCGGCCATGGTTACACGCGGGTGAAGCTGAGGGGATTGGTTTGTCCATCCGAGCTGAACGCGTCCATGTCGAAGGTGCCCGTGCCCCACTGCCCGCGCTGGCCGCTCGAGGGATTGTTGCGCACGACGGCGTTGATGAGCGTGTAGACGATGCCGCCGCCGACGGCGTTCTTGGCGTCCTTGTGCGTCGCCGAGAAAGTGCCGACGGTGCCGGGGGCGAAGCTCTGCAGCAACGCGATGTCGGCGGCTTCCACGGAGGCGGTCGGCTCGTTCTCGTGGTTGACGATCGTCGTCGGCATAATGTCCCCGTCGCCGTAGAACTTGAGCAGGCGGCCGCCCGGATCGATGCGGACGGACGTCACGCCATCGAACACCTGCTGCGAGCCACCGGAGGGCGTGAAGCCTACGGGTTTCCAGTTGAGTTGACGGCCGGTTGCGGACATTCGAGAGTCCTAGAAGGCTGGAGACAAAAACCCGTTTTCGAGGAAGAAAACGGGTTGTGCTGTGGGTTTCACTCGTCGGTGTCGTGGTTGCCGAAGCCGTCGATGAAATAAGCGAACCGGGCGGTGCAGCGCATGCGCTGCTCGGAGCTGACGGCCGGCTGGTAGTGGCCGCGGCGGATCCAGCCGAGGTCCGGAATGGTCACGTCGAGGAGACTGACGCCGCCGATCGCGTTGGCGGCCACACAGAAGAGCCGATCCAGCTCGCGGACACGAACTTCCGGGTCCTCCTCGCGGACCATGATCGTGATTGTGTAATTGACGGTCCGGACGATATCCGCCGGCCCGGAGCCATCGTCCCAGAGCAGCTCCTCATCGCCGTCGCCCGGCTCGATGATGAGCATCGCACCCTCGGACGCGGGACGGCCGCGGTCCTCGGGCATCGACGGGTAATGGACGCCGTCGAACTGGTCGGTCTCGTCGAGGGCGGTGCGGATCGCCTGGTAGATGTCGTCGTCGCGGGCCTCGGTCGGCGCGGCGGCGGCCGGAACGGTCGGGCCGCCGAACGTGCCCTGATTGAACGGAGCGCCGAGGCCCGGGCCGCCGGGGAGCTGGGCCGGCGGCGCCGTCGGGCCGCCGAACGTGCCCTGGTTAAATGGCTCGCCCGTGCCCTGGCCGGCCGGCGGCGTCGACGGGAACGTCGGACCGCCGAACGGGTCGTTGTTGAACGGGATCCCGCCGAAGGACATTGGGCTGCGTTACCCAGCCTTGCGCCGGCGGGGCGGCGCGGCTTCAAGGAGCTGCGCGCGTCGCGGGAGCCGGAACACCTCGCAGATCTCCTGCGGCCGGGCCGAGCTCGGAGCCGCCGACGCATTCAGGATCGCGGCGCCGGCCACCGGCGCCGAGTACGCCATTGCGCCCAGATCAGCATTGCCGACGTACGTGTTACCGTTGCGGTCGGTCGTCTGCGGGTCGGATGGGTACGACGCGTTGTGGAACGCCGGGTTCTGAGGACGGAAGCCGGCGGCTTCCCAGGTGATCAGCGCGACGGGGTACGAGGCGCTCGTCAGGTTGAGCGTGCTGTCAGTAACCGTCTTGCCGCCGCCTGTGCGGAGGAGATACAGGGAGAGCAGCTCCCATGAGTTGTGCCAGTCCTGCACCTGGTCGGCGGTCGGCACGGAGGTCGATTGCCACTGCACGCGCACGTTGTCGGCCGGGTTGCCCGCGCCCGGGCTCGTGCCGGAGGTGAAGTAGCACAGCAGGTCGGCGCCCGAGCTGTTCGTCGCGGGCGCGTTGCCGCTCGGCGTCGTGTTGCTCGTATCCGCGTAGCTCGTGACGGCGCCGACGGTGGCGAGGAGCTGCTCCGCGCCGCTCGAGGTGCCCCGGTAGATCTTGTAGCCGGTCGCGCCTGTTACCGCCGTCCAGTTGACGGTGATCTGATTGGTATTGGTTCCGCTCGGGACCGCGTAGCTCTTCTCGACGCTGACGGTCGTCTCGCCCGTCGAGTTGGTCGCCGTGATCTCGTAGTAGTAGGTCTGGCCGCCGGTGAGGTTTCCGCCTGTCGTGCTCGCGCCGGTGAAGACCGTTCCGGGGAACGTCGGGACCGCGAGCCAGACCGGGCCGCCCGTGACCTGAACGGCGAAGCCCTTGCCGTTGATCACGCCGTTCATGTTGGTTTGGACGGTCGAGGCGCTGTCACCGGAGTTTATGTTGAAACTCGTCGGCACCGTCGTCGCTGTGTTTACCGACATGAAGATCTGGATCGAGCTCGCCATGCTCGGCAGGTGCAGGTTCTGGTAGACATTCTTCCCCGGCTGCTGGGCGGCGTAGCCGGTCGTGTTGGACGTGTGCGCCGAAACGCAGCGATACCAGACCGGCTTACCGAACGCGATCGTCCCGACTGTCGACTGAACGACATCGCCGACGTTGTAGGCCGTGGAGGTCGCCCAGGCCCCCCTGTTCGAGCTCGGGGTATAGAATCCGCGCGCGACCATGTAGTCGCCGGCCCAGCGGAACATCGAGCGCGTGTAATCGACGAACTGCGGATCGCCGTGGACGTCGTTGAGGCCGGGCGTGCCCGTCGAGAGGTTCAGGCTGTAGCTATTCGTGGTGGTGTAGTGCGCACCGCCCGAGCTCTGCGACGTGTTCCACTGCCCGTTGTAATTGGCATTCGGCGCGGTGACGTAATCGACCGCGGAACCATTCTCGGCGTCGACGAGCACGCTGGGTACTGCGGAGGGAGACCACCCGAGGTTGCCGCGGCAGGAGGTGCACGCGCCGGTATATCCGCCGACCGTCTCCGCGAAGTCGATCCCGAATTGGAGCTGGCAGATGAAGAACGTGCAGTGCTCGAGGTCTACCCACGACGCCGCGGCCGTGGAGGGCGGACTGCCGCTCGGCGTGGTGTTTGAGGTATCGGCGTAGGTGAGCGTCGACCCGCCGGCGACGGTCGCGAGGAGCTGCTCGCTCCCGCTCGTCGTGGACCGGTAGACCTTGTAGCCATTGGCGTTGGTGTCGGAGGTCCAGTTGAGCGTGATCGTGTTGGTGCTCGTTCCGGCCGGCGGCGTGTAGCTCTGCTCGGTCGACGCGACGGTTTCGCCGATCGGGCTCGTCGCAGTGATCTTGTAGTAGTACGTGGTTCCACCGACCAGAAAGCCTCCGGTCGTAGCGGCGCCTGTAAAGGCCGTGCCGGCCCACGTGGGCGTGCTCGCCGCGGCGTAGATGGTACCGGTGAACTGCACGCCGCTATCCAGGCCCCAGAGGTCCGGCATGACGAAGCAGTTCCGCATATTCCACTGGATCGCGGTGTCGGCGTTGATCTCGTAGCAGTCGCCGCTCCCCGAGGTGCAGACGATCGCCTCGGCGATGTTGCCCTTGATCGAAAACGGCGTGTTGGTCGTGTTCGTGCCGGGAAGGAGGTACTTGGGATTGCCCGGGAACGTGGTCGCGATCCAGCAGTTCGTCACGTTGCCGATCGCGATCATTCCGGCCTGGCCCGGCTGGACGACCGCGTTGGAATCGAAGGTCTGATTCGTGCCAGTGCTGCCGAAATCGGGGCCCGCGGCGGTGAGGTTGATCCCCTGGCCGAAGTAGTTGTTCTGGCATGCGAGGTTGTAGGCGCCGGGCAGGTTGACGACCAGGTCGAAGCAGTCGCCGGTCATCGTCCGCGTCGCACCGCCGCTGGTCGCGTTATTGAACCGCAGGTCGAGGCCGACGTTGTAGCCGACGCCGCTCACCTGGGTGCCGGGGTTGGCGGCCGTGGCGCCCCACACGTTGTTGGTGAACGTGAAGTTGCCGGCGGCGTTCGAGTTCATGTTGATCTCGAACTTGCCCATGTTGTCGAACGTGCAGTTTTCGATGTCCACCGTCGCGGACAAGCTGCTCGTGATGGCGGCCATCTGAATGCCGCCCTGGCTCGACGTGCTGTTGACCTGGTCGTTCAGGTTGGAAAAGTGCGTGTAATAGGCCTTCCGCAGGCCCTGATAATTCGCGGTGCCGTTGATGTGGATGAAGCCGGTGCTCGTGGCCCCATTCGTCAGCAGCGAGGTGACTGTGCACGGCGCGCTCTGGGTGCCGTTGCAGGCCATCGTCGAGTAGAAGCCTCCCGACGCCGGCGAGCAGTCGATTTTATATTGGACGCTGGCGGGGCACAGGAACTGCAACGTGGAACCGGCCTGGATCTGCAAGTTGTCGAGGCCGGTGAAGTTCGTCGCGGATCCCTGGACCTGCACATCGCCGCAGACGGTGAGCGTTGCGCCCGTCGAACTGCTCGTCGGGCCGACGCTGAGCGTGCCCTTCTGAATCGAGATTGCGACCGTCCCGGCGGCGCCGCTCGCACCGACGGTGATGTTGTCGCCGTTGCCGAGATAGACCGTGATGTTTGCGCCGATCGTGACCGTGTCATTGCCGGCGTTGCCGTTCGCGCCCGGGTAGCTCGAGTTGGCGGTCCAGGTCGCCGGGCTCGTCCACTCGCCGCCGCCCGACGCGGCGACGAACGCCGTCGCGAGCGCGGAGCGCGCGCTGAGGAGCGAAAGCACGCTGAGTAGGAGAAGTCGTCGCATAAGTGCTCAGAAGTTTTGCCCGGCCACGAAACCCAGGTAGACGCCCGACGCAATGCACTTGAACGTGAAAACGTCCCGGGCACCGTTTCCAATGCTCAGGGTCGGCGCCGTGCCGGAGGGCCATTTAACGCCACTGAACCATGTGACCGTGAACGGTCCGCCGGTGGCCGGTTGCTGCACGATCACGGTGAACTGCTGGCCGACTGTCGGATTCGAGAGCGCGAACGTGTCGGCCTGGGTCAACTGCACCTGGTGCCAGTCGGAGGTCGCCAGGTTGAAGGTGCAATTCCCGCCGGCATCCGTATCGGTCGTGATCGTCCCGTAGTGCTGGGTGATGTTCAGCCCAGTCGTCGGGATGACGCTCGCGTTGAGGACCGTCGACCAGCTCGGGGCCGCCGAGACGGTGCCGTTGCCGGTTTGCGTCAGGACGGCCTGCGAGGTCGAGACATTCCCCCCCAAGCGCGCGTCGGTGTTCGTCCCGCTGCCATATGTGATGTCGCCGAGCGTCGTGTTTGGGCTGAGGGCGGCGAACGCGGCCGAAGCGGTGGTCTGGCCGGTGCCGCCGTTGGCGATCGCCACGGTGCCGGTGACGTTGGTCGCGTTCGGGCCGGCGGCGACGATCGTCCAGGAGCTGACCCCGTCCGTCTCGACGGCGACATACTGGTATTGCAGCGAGAGGGCGTAGCTCGACGCACCGTTGATCGTGTCGGAGTTGCTGGTCGCGAGCGTGACGACGTTGGCGGAGCTGTCGGTTTTCGTGAGGCGATAACGGCGACCGGCGGTGGTCGCGTTCGAGGCCGGGAGAGTGACGCTGAACCCGGCCGTGGATGCGTTGGCGAGGATCGACGTGTCGCTGCTCGTGAACGTGTACGCGCCGGTCTTCGTCGCGAGCGAAGGCGCGAAGCCGCCGGCGACGACCGTCTGCGCGGCGTAGACGTTCGACGGCCGGTTTGCGCCCAGAGCGCCGATCGAGTACGTGTTGTCGGCGAACGCGAGCAGGTTGCCGGTGTTCTGGATCTCCCACCGGCTCGTGTTGTTCGTGCCGAAGATCAGCGGGTCGTTCGTCGTGGTGAAGAGCTCGGGCTGCGTCGAGATCGACCGCATCTGGATCGTCGTCACGCCGTTGGGCGACGTGGCACTGAATCCATTGGTCGTCGCGGTCGTGAAGAACGAGCCGATCACCGTGCCGGCGTTGTTGGTCCAGTCGGTGAGGTCGGCGGTTTGCGAGGCCGAACCCTGGATCCGGACGCCCACGGTGGAGGCGTTAATCGTGTTGAGCTGAAGCTGAGCGTTGGGGCTCGAGTCGTTGATCCCCACCAGGTCGCCATTCGTGCCCAACAGCACAAATCCGGGCGTCGCGTTGCTCGTCGAGTTGAGGATCAGGTTCCCGTTGGCGTTGGCGCCGCCGTCGATCGTCTGGCTCGCGCCTACGCCGTTGGGGGCGACGAAATCGGTGCCCGCCGTCGCCGCGACGATGCCGGAGCCGTTCCCCTTCAGCACCCCGCTCAACGTCGTCGAGACCGCGAGCGTGCCGTTGGTCGTGACGGGCGAGCCGGAGACGCTGAATCCGGTCGGCATCGTCAGCCCGACCGAGGTGACCGATCCGGATCCCGCGACCGACGTGGGCTGCCACTGGTTGGCGGAATTATTCCAGATGAGATACTGCCCATTGGTCGGCGTCGTCGAGGCAACGCTGAAGCCCTGGAGTGTGCTCGCGTTCGTGAGAGTGGCGCCGGACTCCAGGCGGTTGACCGCGTTGTCGACTGACCAGATCGCGCGCGCAGTGACGAAGACGGCCCACTGGGAGCCGGCCGCGAAGTTCTGATCGATCGAACCCGTATCGACGGCGACGCCGCTGAGCACGTCGCCCGAAAGACCGGTCGCCGTGTAGACCGCAACCAGGTTCGTGTTCGTGATCTGGCCGTAGGCGTTGAGTGCGCTCGCGGCGACGACGGTGAACCGCAGCGGGTTCGTGCTGGAGATCGTCGGGAAGCCCATCGCCGAGAGGCGGGCGCTCACGATCGCGCCGTAACCCGTCGCGAGGGTCATCGTGCCGGACCCCGCGGTGTACGCGGAGCCGAGGCTCGTGATCAGATTGTCGCCGGGGGTGGCGAACGTGGTCGGGCCCGCGCGCAAGCCGCCGGTGAGGGCGGCGGAGAGCGAAAGCACGGCGATCGAGAACGCGACCAGCCACGCGGCTCGGAATCGGAACATTCGGAGTGTTCTCAGCTCAGAGAGGTCAGCCGGCGCCGCCCTTGGTCGGGCGCCGGAGGGTGAATCGGGATTTGTTCGCGACCGAGGTCCCGCCACCGCTCAGGTTGATCACGCTGAGCGGGGGTGCGGCCATCGTGGTGGCGGCGACGGTCACGAGGTTCGTTTCCTCGCCAGCGCCGTTGAACGCCCGGACCGCGAGGTAATACGTCGCGCCGGCGGCCAGGCCGGCGAGCTTCGTCCGGAAGAACCGCAGGCCCGCGCGGTAAGCGACGGCGGCGAGGACCTGGCCGTAATTCGGCCCGGGTGCTTGCCCGGCGTAGACGTGGAAGCCCTGCGGGAAGCTCGCGACCGTGTTCGGGTAGGGCCAGGCCCAGTCGAGCCAGAACGCGCCGCCGGCGACGGGCGTCACTCGCAGGTGGACTGGCGGCAGTGGGCGAGCCGTGATGTCGCGGCCGTTCACGTCGAGGTTGACCGCGCCGATCGCGTCGACGTTCTGTTCCGACAGTCCGCTGACCGAGTCGCGGGCCCGGACGCCGAAGACGTAATCGGCGTTCGGCGACAACGCCCAGGGCGTGAAGGCGAGCGAGGTCAGGCCCGCGATGATCGGTGCGCTGTAATCGACGGGAGCGCCGGGGATCCCGCGGTTGGAGTAAATGTCGTAGACGGTCAACGCCGGACCCTGCCGCCGAAGATCCCGCGGCCGAGCTGCGACTCGCCCATGTCGCCCCAGCGGATCGTCAGGCTGGCCTTCAGCTCCTTCAGGTCAGCGGAGACCTGGGCGAGCTTCAGCTTGAAGTCGCCCGTGTCGGTGCGGACCTGCTCGGCGTAGAGGCGCTGCAGGACGGTGAGCACGCAAAACTGCCGCAGCTCGCGGGTGTCGTAAAGCGCGGCCGGCGTGTTGGTCGCGTTGTTGGGATCGATCCCGAAAAAGCGGTTCGCGTCGAAGCATGCGTTGTCGATCTGGGCGTAGAACGTCTTGACCTTGAACTCGACGCCGGTGAGGCCGATTCCTCCGCCCGGCGGGAGGCCCGCGTTCAGCGCCTGGTTGAGCCGCCGCAGCGTGATCGTGTTACCCAAGGCGGAGTCGACCGCAAACAGCTCGCCCGCCCCCTTGAAGCTCGACTTTGGGGCCGTGAGCTGGACGACGTTGTTGCTGCCGACGCCCAGGCTGGCGAACGCGTTGCTCGCCGAGCTCAGCACCCAGGGACTGCCCGCGGCGAGCACGCCGTCCGTCCCATAGGCCAGCTTCTGCCACTCGGGGCAAAGCGTCGGGTAATCGCCCAGGGCGCGCACCGCGAGGTCCTCGTCGGTGCAGTAGACCTGCTGAAGGACCGAGGGTTGCGCCACGGGCTAATCGACTTCTTTCGGCCTGGGCTGCGGGACGATGTTGCCGTCTTCATCGACGGCCAGGTTGTCGCCGGGCAGCCGTCCGGACCCGATGGCGGCGATCCACTCCGCCGTCTGCGGCTTCACGTCAGCGGCGAGCAGCTCGGCCTTCAGTTTCCGCTCGTATTCCGGGTCGTACTTTTTTTGATCCATCCGAGTTTCGTGAAGAGTGCCTCGATCTCCTGGGCGATCGGTTTGAACTCTTCATCGCTCCACTGGTGCGGGATGGCTTTCTTGATCGGCTCGCGCCGTTCCGCGTCCAGTTGACCACGAAGCCGGGCATTGCCGCTACGGCTCGCGATCCATTGCGAGTAGGCCCGCGCCCAGACTTCCTCCGGGTCGCGGAGGTAGGCGAGATAGTCCTTATCGAGCGGCTGGGTTTCCTTCGTCCCGTCCGCTTTCTCGACCTCGATCGTCTTTTTGCTGACGAGCTCTTTCAGCTTTTTGATGGGGGGACTGGCAAGAACGGCCTTGTACCAGTCGCCCAGGTGCTCGTCGTCTTGCCAATCGCGAGGGTTGGCGAGCCCCAACTTGCGCGGGATGCCGCTCCGCTCGAGGAAGTGGCCGAGCTCGTGGGCGAGGGAGAAGCCAGGAGTGCTGGACAGCCGCCTGACCGCGATCTCGACCGCCTCGCCCGTGGTGACAATGCGGCGGAACACGCCGTCCGCCCCCGCGGGGACATTGGTGTCGACCACGATCTTCGGCAGCGGGCCGTCGCCGTGGATCCGGTCGACCGCCTCGATCGTCGCCTTGATCTCTTCGCGGAAGGCCAGCGATTCGCCGGCCAGGTCGAGGTCGAGCGCTCGGCTGACTGGCGTGCCCGCCGGCTCGGGTGATTTCGGCGCCGCTGCCTTCACCGCCTCCGGCTTGAGGTTGAGGATCTTGCCGAGAACCTCGGGCGCCAGCGGCCGCGGCGCGATATAGAACGACTGGGCGCCGCTCGGGCCCTCGCCGATGAAGACGCGCTTCGCCAGTCCCTCGCCGACCGCTCGCTTGATCTCCTGGTGCGAGAGCCCCACGTCCTTGAGCTTGTCGACGAGCTCTTGCCGGGTCTTGTCGACGAGCTCGTGGGCCGGCGTGTCGACGGAGGCGTGCACCAGGTCCGCGAGGCCCCTGGGCACGCCGGCTTTCGTCAGGTCGGCGACGGAGAGCTTGTTGCGGGAGACAACCTCACGCAGGTCGCGGACGCGGGTCGGCGTGACGACATCGTCCCAATTAACCGTGCCCTTCTCGAGTAGCTTCCAGTTGCTCGCGCCGACCGCCGCAGCCTGTTGCTTCGGATCGAGCTTCCGGATCTCGTCCATGAAGTCGACGTAAGGCTCGGCGTCGGCCCCCGGCCAGATCGGCTTCACTCGGCAGCGGCAGTTGCGGTGGAACGGGACCGGCCATGCCCCGGCGATCGCGTTGGCGAACTGGATGCAGAGGCCGCAACTGAAGTTGAAGGCGACGAAGAGCTGGTACTGGACCCTCGTGCCTTCGTTCTTCCACACCTCTCCGGGTGTGCCGTTGAAGATGACGCGGGCCATTTACCGGAGCAGGAAATCCGCGACTTCGAGCAGGATGACCCACGCGATCCGGAAGACGAGGAGCACTAGATTCATGATTGTCACGAGTTGAGGGGGGGCGCGGCGGCTCCATCTTTCTGCCAGTACTCTCGGGCTCCCGACCACAGGCGACGCAGGTTGATCACCGCCTGCTCGACGCAATAGACCCAGAGCTGGTCTTCTTGCTTCGCCGCCGTCGAGCCTTCCGCGAGCCCCTGAAGCATCACGTCGCGGTAGAGATCGAACGGGTGAAGGACGATGTGGGCGAGCTCGTGGCACAACAGCCGGAGCACGTCATCGTCGTTCTCAGCCCGCGCGGGATCGATGTTGATGTCGGCGACGTTGTAGGGATAGATCCGCCCGCAGTCCGCGTCGTGGTTCGGCTGCTCGCACGGCCCATAGGTAACGCGGATCGTCCAGTGGGAGATCCCCATCGCCCGCGAGAGCGGGCCGATGTTCTGCTCGACGAACGCCCGGACCTTCGATTGATCCACGTTGGCTTTGCTCTCGCTCCGTTCCGCCGCGCGGCGCATCTGGCCGAGCGCGCGTTGCTTGGCGTAATCGACGGCCTGGCGGGTCACCCCGCGCGCCCTGGCGATCTCCGCGCCCGATCGTTGCTCGCCGCCGTCGACGCCGAAGAGCTCGCGAATCAGGTCTCGATCGGCGGGTGCGAGTGACCCCAGGAGAAAAGCGAGCTCATCGTGGTTCTCAAGGGTGTTAAGCTCGGTGAGCCGGCGATCCTGCGCGAGATTCAGGCCCTCGCTGTCGCAGCTCGCGATCGGGACACCGGTACGGAGCAGTCGCTCGAGCCGCCTCCGGCAGCCGCCGTCTTCGATCCTGGGATGCTCGGCGACGAACGCCTCGAAGGTGCCTCCCGTCTGGGCGGACCACTTCCGCCAGATGGAGAGCCACGCCCGGAGGTTGTGGCTCAGGCGAATGACCTGTCCGTCCGCGATGACGTCGATCAGCTCGTAGCGAATCGCTCGCGCGGCGTAGGTTGAGAACTTGATGCCGCGCGACGGGTCGTAGGCTTTGGCGGCCTTGATCAGCGCGAGGTTCGCTTCCTGCAGAAGGTCGTCGAGGTCGACTCCGTGCCCCTTGAACCTGCCCGCGACCCATCGGGCCAGTCCGAGGTTCTGCAGGACGAGCTCATCACGGTCCATACTCAGGCGGCTCGTCGTCTCGGAAATCCGGGTGCACCAGGTCGCGGCCCGCGAGCTGGTTGAGGCGGACCTCGCTGTCGGAGAGCGCCCGGTTGACGGCCGCGGTCACTGCGGTTTCGGTTTGTCGACGCCAGGTGTCGATGAGGTCGGTCTCGATGTGCTCAGGCGTCGAGCGCTGGCCGGCCTGGGCGAGCGTTGCGAGCAGCGTTCGCTTGGCGGCGTCGAAGGGGCCCTGCAGCTCCTGTCGAAGCTCCGTCCCGTGGAGAACGAGCCGGCGCGCGGCCACGAGCTTCGTGACGGCCGGCTTCGGGTCGCCGGAGGCGAGCAGCTCGGGCGGGATGAGCGGCCGCCAGAGCGTGAAGCAAAACCGGTAGAGGTCCTCGCGGGCGTCGCGGACGAGACCGTCAAGCGAGGCCACCGAGGGGCCGGTCAGTGCCGCCCACAGCTCGTCGAGCCGCGAGACCGCGGCGGCGAAGCTGCGGGACTGCGCCGCCTTGCGGACTGTCGGGCGCCCCTCGGGCGTCTTCTTGAGCGTTGTGGTGAGGGCCGCGATCGCGTGGGCCGCGGCGTCGTCGAGCTTGCGGTTGACGAGAGCGGCCGCCTTCGCTTGCCACTCCTTGAGTCGGGCGAGCTGCGCCGCCTCTTTCTTTTCCAGGTCCCTCACGGCTGGGTGCGTTGCTGGACGTAATCCTTGATCGCGTTCTGGACGGCGTTGAAGTGCCCGGGGTTGGCGTAGACCAGGGCCGCGCAGTCGTCGATCGCCTGGGCCAGGGCGTGGAACACCACCGACGCGTTGCAGAGCTGCAGCAGCGTGTCGGACATGGCGGTCGGGTCGCCCTCGAGGAACTTGGTCACAGCACGCGACGCGTGCATGTACTGGTATTCGAGCTGACCGGTGACCTTGGCGGAGCGGATGCGGTTGATCTGGTTCTGCTGGAGACCCGTCGTGTTGGCCGTCGGGGGCGCCAGCACGTCGGCGCCGGTGTTGCTCGTCGCCGCGGGGTGGGCCGCGGAGAGGTTGTAGGTCGTGGTCGTGATGCCGGCGGCGTAGAGGACCTCCGTCCCGGTCGAGCCGTTGGCCTGCGTCAGGTACAGGTTGCGCGCCGAGTTGCCCGATTTGAGCGCTGGGAAGGTGACCTGCGGGATGTTTCCCGCGGCGGCTGTGAGCTGAGCGCTCTCCGGCGCGGCGGTGGTTTCGCCGATGCCATTCGTCTCGGTGAAGACGAAATAATAGGTCCCGGCGGCCAGATTGCCGCCCGCGGAGCCGCCGCCGGTCGCGGTCGCGGTCGCCGCGGCCGTGGGCGCGGGGGTGCCCGTGCTGTTAGCGGTGATGAGCAGCTCGAGCAGGCCGCTGAGGCCGTTGCTCTGGAGCTGTGAGAACGTCGCGCCGGACGTGACGATCGAGGGAGGGACGTTGTACATGGACGGTTCTCAGTTGTCAGTGCTCGGTGATGGGGTGGATCGCCGGCCGTCAGCCCTCGTTGCCGAGAGCTAACGGCCAGCAACTGACAACTAAAAATCAGACCGCGCTGAAGCCGGTGATGCCGCTGACCCACGCATGGTGCGGCTCGTTGTGCAGCTCGATCGCCGCCTCGCAGATGATGTCGCCTTCGGTCGAGTCGCCGCGGCTGCCTCGGGGCTTGTCGAAGAGGGGCCGCTTCATCGCCATGAGGATCTCTTCGGAGGTGAGGGCGATGACCGTGCCCGGGCGGAGGAGCGGAGCGGGGACAATCGACACACCAGCGAGGAACGGCGCCTCGAACATATCGATCGGGGTGCCGAACTCATTCTCGCCGGCGTCGACGCGCTGGATGGCCATGCCCCACGTCGCGAGACCGCCCATGAAGTCGGTCGAGACGATGAAGAGGTCAGCCTTGCCGCCGCCCGTGAAGCAGGCCTGGACCGTGTCGCGGATCAGATCGCTCGGCTTGTAGGCCGCGGCGTTGGTTGGGCTGAGGGTCTTGTTGGTCTGGATGAGCGAGCGGAGCCCGAGCATCGCCGGCCGGTCGGTATTGACCACGGGCGAGTAGCCGTAGCCGTAGTAGCTGGAACGCTCGACATCGTCGGTCGCTTCCTGGATGGCGATCGAACGCTGGAAGCCGAGGACGCTGGACATGCCGGGGGGCAGCGCGTAATCGGTGGCCGACGCCAACGCGCCCGAGATCTGGTAGGGGTGTTGGAACGTCTGGAACTGCTGCGTGACCGTGGTCGGTTTGCGGGTGATCCCCTGGACCTCGTTTTCACCGCCGGTCCGGCTGTTGCCGATGAGCCAGGTCGTCACGCCGTCGTTGTGCGACGCGGCCGCCGTCCCTTCATAACCGCGCGTGACGCTCAGCGTGACGCCGTCGCTATTCGGGTTGGCGTTGATGATCATGGCTTCCGTGTCGATTTCGATTACGTCGCCGAGCATGAACATCGAGTTGTCGGCGACCTTGAGAGTGGTCGCTCCGCTCGTGATGGCTCCGCCGTTGCCGGTCAGGAGCTGGCTGTTCGGCCGGTACGCGTTGCTCGCGACCTTGAACGAGAGCGAGCCTCTCTCGGTACGCGGGAGCCGCGCGTACAGCGGGTTGCGGTTCACCATGAAGTTGATCGCAACGTTCTCGATCTCGACGACGATGACGCCCAGGGCGTCAAACGGGTTCATAATCCCGGCGTCATAGGCGGTGGTCACAGCGGGCTTCCTCGGTGATCAGGCAGGGGGCGAAAGGGCTTCAAACTCGGTGGTGGCAGGGGCGAAATCAGCCGCGGCGGACGGGGCGGAGGCCGAAGCCGTTGATTCGTTGGCCGGAGAGCCGCTCCTTGGCGGCTTCGAGCAGCGTGGGCGGTTTCTTCGGTTCGCCGGGCTTCGGCGTCGGGCCGCCAGCGGCGCCGCGGGACGGGCCGCCGCCGCCCGTGTTGCTCGGCTTCATGAAGTGATCGAACTCCGGAGTCGCGAGCCGTTCGGCAATGACCGTCTCGATCGGTCGCAGGTCCTTGGCCTGGACCCGGAACCCGCCCGCGCCGTCGAGCACGGCCTCGAAGTCATCCCGCCAGAGCTGCACGAGCTGGCCGGACTTCCCTTCAAGGATCGGGTGCTTGCCAAGCACGAGCGCGAGCTCGCGGTCGCGAGCGTAGGTCCGCGCGCCGTGTTCCGCCGCGGCGGCCTGCGCCTTGGCGGCCGCCACCTCCGCGTCGCGGGCCTTGAGGATCGAGTCGAACTGCCCCTTCTCGGCGAGCTTCTTCTCTTCTTCCTTCCGCGCGGCTTCGAGGCGGCTGGCCTCGGCGGCTTCAAGGTCGGCGATGCGCTTGCGCGCGGCGGCGAGCTCCGTCTGGGTGGCGGCCAGGGCGGGATCGGGTTGCGGAGGAGGAGGCGGCGTAGCGCCGCCACCGCCGGTGCTGTCGCCGGGGTCATTGTCGAGGAGCACGCGCATGCGGTGGTCTCAGAAAATCACGATGGGGCTGGACTGGTGATGAAGTCGGAGATCGCTCCGACCATGTCCATGCCCTGCGGAACGGGGTTGTTATCGGGATCGCCGCCCGGGTTCATGTTGCCCGGGTCGACCGGCTCGCCGCTGAAGCCGGGCAGCGGCTGGCCTTCCCTGCGCTGGGCCGCTTCGTTCGACTTCGCATCGACCTGCTGTTCCACTTCCTCGCGGAGCTGGTCCTGGCGATCGTCGGGCAGCCCCGGCAGGCCGCGCGTGACGCGCCGCTTGAGGTATTCTTTGGTCGTCTCGGGCAGGTCGCCGGCGGCCGCGATGTGGCCCTGGATGTCGTTGAGGGCCGACGACAGGTCCTCGCCGGATTGGAGGTCGAACTCGCGCGGGTATGTGACCGTGATCGCCTCAACGTCCGCCGGCTTCGGGTCGCCGTTCGAGAGCACGAGGAGTGCCAGCTCGGCGATCCGCTCCTCGGCCTCCGCGAGCGTCTCGGCGACCTCGCTCAGATAGTCGTTGGCTTCCTGATGGTCGAACGACTTCGAGATGCCCGATTGGCCGACCGTCTTTCCATCCGTCGTGCCGGCGGGCTTCAGGAGCGCGGCCTGGCGGTAGACCTCATCCCAGAGGTCCTGAATGTGCGTGCGGATCTCGGCCGCCGGCTCCTTCGGGGGCGAGACGAACTCCCACCCCACATAATCGCCGTCCGGCGTCCGGATCTTGGGCAGGACGTTCGACGGTCCGACCTGAACGCTGGTGTCGGACTGGACGACGTCCTGTGGGCCCGAGAGCAGCGGGTGGGCCTGATTGATGTCGCTGAGGATCAATTCCGAAAGCGCGTTGTAGATGGCTTTCTGAAGATCCGCGATCACCTCGTAGCGCGACTGGCCGACGCTCGTCTGCCGCGGCTTCTTGTCGTCGAACACGCGCTCGATGGGCACGCGCCCGAGGTTGTGTTCGTAGCTGAGCGGCGGGATCCACTGACCTTCGCCGTCGTACGCGTTGCTCTCCGTCGCGGTCCAGTGCCGGTAATACGCTTCGGTCTCCGATCGCTCGAAAACCAGGCATTCCAGATACTGGCGAGTGCGTCGATCGACGCGCCACCAGATCATGTTCTCCGGGACGATGTAGCTCGCGACGACGGTGTTGAGCCCGTACTTCCGCTCATCGGCCCGCGAGCGAATCGCCGTGCTCTCCGGTGGCTCGGGCCGGTCGATCACCACGTCGAGCTGGCCCAGCACGAGGAACAGCGGGCCGATGACTTTCCGCACCCACTTGTCGATCGGCGTGCCTGCGCCGTCGACGTTCTTCCACCACTCGACGATCGCGGCCGGGCCCTCGCGCTGGACCTCGTGCGAGAAGATTCGGGCGAGGTGGCGCCGCAGCGCGAACGAGACACAGCACGGCACCGGCGTCCGCGCGAGCCGCATCGCGTAGATGTCGCGGTTCGCTTCGTCCGTTTCACTGAGGTGCGGGATGAGGTTCCGGTCGACGATCTGCCCGTAGGTCACAACATACGGCTGAGAGGTGGTCGCGTCGAAGCCGTAGTTGTACCAGGGGAGCTTCTCCTGGCTCGTCACCGTCGTGGGGATGGTGTAATCCGCCATCCGGTAACGGTTGCCACCCTCGAGTGAGTCTTGCAGCCACCGCCAGCGGCGCTGATGTTCCTCCCACTCGGGGTGCCGGCGCGCTAGGAGCTTGGCTGCGTCCTCCTTGTTGAGGTGGGCCATCAGCTCAGGCTCAGATCTTCCGCGCTGGGTTGCTCAGCGTCGTCTTCATGGTCGAGGTCGACATCCGGCCCGTCGCGGTCGGCGGCATCGCGCCGCGGTTGTCGGGCTCGGTGATCGAGACCTTGCTCTCCGCCTCGCCCGACGGGGCGGGCGTGATCGGGCGCTGGCTCGCCTGCCCCTCGGGTCGCACGGCGCCCGTGTCGGGATCCACGCCGGGCCGCGGCTCGGCGGAGTGGGGCGCTTGCTTCGCGGTCGGCTTCTTCGAGGTCCCCGCGCGCTCTGCAACCTCTTTCGACGATCGCCGGCCGACGTCGACGCCCACGTGCTCGTCTCGCATGGCTTCTCTCATCTCTCAGTACATCACCTGGCCGAACGATCGCTTCTTGAACGCGGGCTCCGGACGCCGGCCGAACGGGAACTCGAGGCAGAGGCCGCCGCGGAGGGCGTCGACCATGTCCTCGTGCGGGTGCTGCGGGTCCTCGGGGTAATCCATCCACTGCCCCGCGCGTCGCGCCCTGCGGTAGTGCTGCAGGGCCGTGATCAGGTTTCGGCAACGCGGGTGGATGATCAGTCCGATCGACCCGTCAGCGCTCAGGAGGAACGCCTCGATCAGCGCGAGTCCGTCAGCGACCGCGCCCCCTGGCCAGCGTTCGAGGCCCATCGGCCCGCGGAGGCCGGCGCGTTCGTACTCGCCGATGACCGTCGGTCCGACCGGGTTCCTGGCGCCGCCGGCGGGATCGGTGGAGACCTTCCAGCCAGGGCCCGGTGAGCCGCAGATCTGCGCGGCGTGCCGGAGGATAGCCCTGGCATTGGCCTCCGCCCCGAGGCCCTCGGAAAGGTAGTCGGCAAAGACACTGACGACGTGCCTGCCCCCGTACTCGCGCACCTGGAAGGCGACGCCGCCGGTGAAGACGCCGCTGTCCACCGACAGCCGCACGCCGTACCGGCCGGTGTACTCCGCCTCGTCAGTGACGTGAAGCGCTTCGTCGAAGCTCGTGAACCAGACGCCCGCGGCCCTGGGACCCTTGCAGAGGTAATCGCTGTCGAAGACCCGCGAGCTGACTCCGCCAGCTTTCTGGATCAGCGAGTCGATCGCATAGTGGCCGTTCGACCGTTTTGCCTTGGGCCTGCCCTCGGGATCCCGATCGCGGTCCTCGTGACACCAGCGAACGATCGGGCATTGCGGGCAATGCTCGAGGTTCGGGCCGCTGCGTTCGACCGGGCATCGTTCGAGGACCTCGAAGACGCACCAGGTCGAGACCGGAAACGCGCCGCTGCGGCCGCGATCGATGAGCTCGCTCATCGGGCCGCCGACCCGGTGCCACGTGCTGGTCATCAGCACGCTCGCCGGGATTCCGCGGATGGCCATGGCCATCCCCCAGGCCGCCTCGCGAATCTCGGGGTCGATCTCGTCGACCTCGTCGAGCTTCAGCGAGGCAACGTGTGGCCCGCGGACCGAGGTCGGGCTCGCAGCCAGGATCGAGATCTTCGAGCCGTTGGTGTAGGTTGCCGACTCGGTCAGCAGCCGATCGATCGAATCGGCATCTCGACCGAGCGGACCGCGGCCGCCCAGGATCGATTCCTCGAGCGCGGCATAGATCTGCTGCGACTGCGCTTTCGACCCCCCGAGGATCCGGGTTCCATGCCGCGCGTGGAACCGACTCGCGACGTGAGTGTCGATCGCCGACAAGAACGATTTGCCCGCGCCCCTCGGCCCGTGCCACAAGGCGATCGGCGGCCGCAGGAGCACCTGGTCGGCGAACAGCTCGAACGGCGGTCGGTGGCCATGGCACACAGACCGCCACGGGATCCGGATCCCGGTGTAACCGTAGACCCAGTCCCAGAGGTGCCGGCGCGTCGTTGGCTTGACGTTCCGGAGCCGGTCAATCCGTTGGCGGGTCGTAGGGTCGATTCTTGGTCACCCCGAAACCGCCAGCTCCGAAACCGCCGGCTCCGAATCCATCGTCAGGGCCCCAACCATCGTCGAGGCCCGCGGCCATCATCCTGGCTGCGACTTCGGGATCGAGGTCCGGCGGTGGTGAGTCGTCGATTTCCTCGGCCGCCTCGCGAGCTGCAGCGGCAGATTGTTTGTCGGGCGCCTGCCTCCCATACAGGCGGTCCATGATCTCGCGGAAGTAGTGGTGCTTACCCTTGATCGCATGGGCGAGTGCGACTTCCGCCAGCGCATCGACAACGCGGCGGCCGCCTGGAACGGGCTGGTCGCATAGATACTCGGCGTCGAGCAGCTCCCGCAGCACGCTGATGACCGAGCGGCCCTTGGGCCGGCCGCCGGGATTGCCGCTTTCGCCGGGGCGAAAGCGGTACTCGATCAGGTGGTCGGCGCGGTTTCTTCGGGGCAGTTTGTCCGATGGTTGGTCGGCCACACGTCAGTCGCCGCGGCGGTCTCGTCTCGACATCGATCGCTCGCCTTCTGTCGGAGTCGTTCGACTCGTTCGGCGAGCGGAGGCCTCGGCTTCCCGAGCTCGCATTCCAGGAGGGGTCGTTTCACGAATTACCCGGCTCGCACGAAGCGAACGGATGCCGGACCGACCGCCTCGAGGAACAGCCGCATTCGCCCAACGTCGCGGTCGCAGATCGAGGCCACATCGTCGAGCACCCCCGGCTTCAGCAGTCGGCGATGCTGGAATATCAGGAGGCCCGCGAGCTGCTCTTCGCTGATGATCCCCCGGCGCTTCAACTGCGAGAGCGCTTTCGACACCGCGTCGGCGACGGCGTCCTGGACGCTCTCGCCGGCGGCGTTCAGCTCCGCCATCACGGAGGGGTTGAACGCGAAGACGCGCTCGTCACGCACCAGCTCGGCAACCTGGTCGCTGCCGACGAGCTCGGTCAAGGTCGCGAGCTGCTCATCCTTCAGCGCTGCTGAGGACGAGCGGTCCTGCACGACGTAGCTGACCGCGTCGCCGTCCGAAGTCATCAGCTTGGGCGTGTCAGGAGCGAGACCGGTGCAGGCATAGCGCGTCAGCCAGAATCCTTCCGCGATGCCCTTCAGCCGCGGCTTGAGCTGCTCGAGCCGACGCTCGATCTTCTTCGCCTCGAGGGTCAGCTCGTTGAAGTCGCGAACCATGTTCGCCACTTCGGCGTTGTCCCCCCTGGTCTCGTCGATCTTCCAGATCGTCTCGGACTTTTTGCCCGACAGCTTGGGAGCGCGGGCCTCGGCCTGGTCGAAAAGGTTCGGCATGAGTCCTCAGAATCGAGGGGGACGCTTGACCGCGAGTCGGTCGAGGGTCGCCTGGTCGGAACTCACCGGCGACTGTGCGGCCTTGTGCTCTTTCCAATGGAGGAACGCCTGGAACCCGTGCAGCACGAGACCGCCCAGGGCGACGAGCACGCCGACGAGCGTCACCCAAGTCGGCCGCGCATTCTGCACCAGGTCCGCCGCGGGTGCAGCGGCATAACAGATCCAGCCGACGGGGCCGAGGTGTCGCTCGCTCATCGAGGTCGTCTCGCGGGTTCGGGGTTCCAGCTCTCGCGTGGTGCTCTATAAGGCTGAGGCGGGGGGACTGGAACTTTTCAGCCTCTCGAACGCGGCCTTCGCAGCCTGAATCCAGGGACTCTCGGAAAAATCACCCCTGGAACTTTTTGCGCGCATAACGCGGACGATCTGCCGCACCCGGGCACGCGAGAGGTCGAACACGTCGGCAATCCAGCGGTGGCTGAACCCCGCCTCCGCGGCGACGAAGATGAGCACGTCCCGGCGGAGCTTCCATCTCCGGCCGAACGTGATGGCGTCAACGTGACGGCCGGCGGGCGCGCTTGGCATGCCGCTCCTCACGCTCGCGCTTCCGCCTGAGCTTCGCCAGGTTCTTGAGGTGCTTCGGGTCACTCGATGCGGCGCTCTTGCGTTTCAGCTTCTTCTCCTTCGGCGCAATGGGTCGAAACTGATTGAAGCCCCAGCGATCGCACTCGGGGCAATACTCCCAGCTCCGCAGCTTTCGGCCGCCGCAGGTTCGGCACCAGCGCTCATCTGAACCGAGCGGAAGCTCGCGCCAAACCGCGGCGCTCCGCAAGCCGAGGATGATCAGCGGCCAGGGCAACCCGCCGGTGATGATGAACCGCGGGAGCGGGTCGCGCCGAAACTTCGGGTGCAGGAGCTTCGGCATTCGCGGCGGCTTCTTTTTCTTTTTCTTCTTCGCCGCGAGCTCGATCTCTTCGGCCGCCTCGACAAGCAGCTCCGCCGGCGGCCCGGAATCAGCCACCCACTCCATCCCGGCGTCGGCCAGGTCCTCGACGACGTTCATCGCCGGCGGCTCAGCCGCCTCGGGCTCGCCCGTCTCGAGCCAGGCCGGGTTCTTGCGTCCCTTCACTCTCCCGAGGCGCACGCCGATCCGCTCAGCGCCCAGGGCGCTCAGTGTGAGCACAGGGCCATCGTCGCGATCCCAGACGGCGACGTAGCCGGCCTCGTCGAGCTCGGCGAGGCGATCGGTCACATCATCGACGTCGAGCCGGGCTCTCTCGGCGATCGCCGCCGGCGAGCTCCATGCCACAGGGGCCGAGACGATTGCCGCGAGCACGTCACGCCAGGCATCGGGAAGGTCGTCAGGCATCGGAGCCTCCCCGCTGCTAACGCTCCGTGAAGGGAAGGTCGATGACCGGCGGCGGTGGGGGACCACCTTTCACGAACGGACGACGCCAGCGCGGGAACTTCCGGATCGCTTGCCACTCGCCATCGGCGTTCTTGCGCGAGACGGTACAGGCGGCTCCGGATTGCCCCTCGAATGCGAACTTCACCTCAAACGCGCGGACCATCGCCGCGATCGCTTTCAACTTCAACGAGGGCTTGAACACGAGAGGAGCCTTACGACGGAGGGACGAACGACACGGTGATCTGGTACTTGCCGGCGACGGGCACGTCGAGATCGAACGTGACGGGCTCGACTCTTGGCGGCGCCGCGGCCGGAACGCTCGAGCTCGCCGGCGCACCGTACCGGCGCACCACCTCGGCGATGTCCCCGGCCTGCGGGGCGCTGATCGACGAGATGATCGGCTCCATCAAGTTGCCGCTGCCCGGTACCGCGTGAGAGAGCCCGAGCGCATGCCCGATTTCGTGGCACATACACGCCACCATAAGGTCGCCCGGGCTGAGCGTCCCCTCGTCCGCCACGTCGAACGTCTGCGAGAGCTGCGTTGTGGCCGCGGCGCCGCAAGGCAGCTCCGACTCGGCGAGGATGTTGCCGGGGCCGTCGATCTTGCCAGCCGTCGCGACGACACGCGCTTGCGTCTGGTCGGTGACCTGGGCGGCGGTGATCCCGCAGACTTCTTCCCACTGCCGCCACGCCTGGGCGTAGTGGGCCTCGACCACTGCCGGATCCACGTTGGGGTAGACGATCTGCTGGAACCAGGTGAGCCGGGTCATCGGCCATTGGCACAGCGTTGCACTGTCGTCCTGCACATCGGGCCGGCCGCAGCGAGGCTGCGCGAGGTGAGCCTGGGTCGTCTCATCGACGACTCCCGACGCCGGCAGGTTGTGGTACTCCTGATACCGCTTGATCGCCTCTTCGATCCCGCCCTTAGAAACCCACGTGCCGAGCGCTTCCTCGAAGCTCTTGAACTGGGGGGCGTGGCCCATCTTCCAGAGGAACGTGGCGAGCTCAGTGAAGTTCACCGGAATAGACCTCTCCAGGGTTCGGGCCCGAGCGAGATGAGGGCGGCCGCGCCGAGGAGCACGGCCCAGAAGAGAACGTTGGCGAGATCGAGTAGCAGCTCGCGAGCGAACGACCGCGCCATCAGGATGCGGCGGCCGGCGGAGCCGTTTCGAACAGCGTGTGGAACGCGAGCAGCTCGATGACATCGGTGAGGATCGTCACCGCGTCCGATTGCACGGCGGGGTCGGTGAAGATCGCGGCCGCGTCGGCAACGACGGCCTTCAGCACGCCTTCGAGGCCTCCGCCATTCCCGATGCCCGTGAGCACCGCTTGCTCGAGCTGCGCGGGGTTGACGTTGTTGCGGACCTCGCTGCTGACCTTCTCGACGATCGACAGAACCTTTTGGGCATAGGTAGCGACGGACATCGGTGCCTTTCGTTGGAGGCGGGTGGCTGCCGGCGCGAGTCGTGAGTCTCGCGCCGGCAGCCCGCGTGGGTGATTCAGAGGTCGACGGAATCGAGTAGCGCCCGCAGCGCCCAGTTGAAACCGCGCTGTCGATGGGTCAAGGAATTGACGGCTCGCCCAAGTTCGCTCACTGGGCGGACCTGGTCGGCAAGAGCATCGGAATCAGGCGTAGGTTTCCGAATTGGCTCGAGCCGGGCGCACAGCTCATCGATGAGTCTTGCGCCTTCTTCCTGGGCAGATGCGAGTAGCATCAGCTCGTCATGGATGGTCGGTGCCGGATCCGGGGGGCATTCCGGCCCGCGCGACCGCGGCTCGCTCCGATTTAGGTGTGAGATGACTCGTTGATCGCCGCCGATGCAATTGCTCATGTTTCCCTAGCTCGCTCGGGCGCTGAGAGGCTCGTTGCTCTGGTACCGCCGGCGCGAAGTGGCTCCGAGGTGGCGAAGCGCCTGGGCATACCACGCCGACACTAATGCCGGTGAGACGCCCAGGTCGCGAGCGGCTGCGGCCATGGTCAGGTCGTGAACGAACAGCAAGCGCAGCAACGGCCGGTACCGCTCCGGTGCATGTCGGATGCGGGACTCGAACGACTCGATCTCGTCGGTGTGGTAACCGGAGGGACTCGAGGGCGCATCGAGGGAGTGCCCGGTCTCAGGCAACATCACCTCGGTGAGACGGCACTGTCGGATCGCGCGCTTGATCGCCCCGCTGACGCGGTGGCTCGCATACGTCCGGAACTTGACACCGATCTCCGGCGAGTAGCGCCTGGCCGCCTCGCAGAGGCCCAGCAGGGCCGCCGACTCGAGGTCCAGCTCCCAGCGCGGATGACGACGCGAGAAGAGCCTGGCGACATCCAGGGCCCAGCCCATGTGCTCTTCGGCGAGGAGCTGCTGCACCTCGTTGAGCTGACCGAGTGTCGCCATCGACGCCCAGGGTGTAAGATCGAGTTGCCCAATCAACGGACGCTATATACTTTTCGCCTTTTGCCCCGTTTGTCGTTCAGATAAAATAATCCCGATGAGATGGGCCTATGATGGTGAACAGTTGTCCGAGCCAGGGATGGCGGTGATAATGTTGATTATCGGGACCTATTCTCCAACATCCGTGCAACGGAGATGAAGCCACCCTGACAACCGTCTCAGGCGGACCTACTGATCGGCTGTTCCATCGCTGTTTTTCAGCCGCACCCCTGCCCCGAGGATCTCGATGCCCAGTGAGCTCGTCCCCGCGAGCGACCAGGCCGGCCTGCCCGCGCTCCCCGCCGTCGAACCGAATCACGTCTACGCCGCTTTACTTGCTGATGCGAAGAAGCCGGCAACAAAAAAGGCGCGAGAGCAAGACATCGATGCGCTCTCACGCTTCCTCGGGATTGTCGGGCTCGAGCAGGTCCCGGCGGAAGAGCGAACGTGTACACTGATCGTCATGGGAGAATCCGGCCCAGCCAACGCGATCGCAATTGCATGGATCAAATCCATGCTTGAAGCGAAGTTGGCTCCGTCTACGATCAACCGCAGGATCTCCACCCTCAGGCGACTGGTGAAAATCGCGCGCGTCATGGGCCTGGTCGACTGGTCGATCGAGGCGGAGAGCCTCAAGGTGGAATCCTACCGCGATACCACGGGCCCGGGCCTCGGCGGCTGGCGACGAATCCTGAACGTCGCAAAGCGCGATGCCGCGAGGTCCGCAAAAGGAAAACGTGACCTCGCGATCATCCTCCTACTCCACGACCGAGGCCTCCGCCGGGGCGAGGTGGCGTCGCTCGACCTCGAGGACTGGGATCCCGAGGCAGGTCGCGTGATGGTTCAGCGAAAGCGCAAGAGCCAGAAGGCACCAAAGACGGTGAACGAGCCGACGGCGTTTGCCCTCTGCCGTTGGGTCGAAGTTCGCGGCAAAGATCCGGGACCTCTTTTCACCCGACTGGACCGCGGCCGGCCGGATCGGGAGCGGCCGCTGCGGCTCGGCGATGACTTCATCTACGACATCGTCGCCGAGCTCGGCCGGCGGGCCCACGTAAACAAGGGAGCTCGCCCCCACGGCCTGAGGCACCAGGGCATCACCCGAGTCGCCGAGCTGAGCGGCGGCAACGTGCTGATGGCCCAGCTCTTCGCCGACCACAGTGATCCCAAGACGACCCAGAAATACTTCGATAATCTCAAGGACCTGGGCGGCGAAGCGACGAAACTGCTTGGAGGGGACGCTTGATCCTGATGTGTCATCCAGCCGAAGTCTCAAGCCGGTGATAACAGGCATTATCGGGAGGTTGTGGTGCCAATCCGGCGCAACGCAACTCCCTGATTACGGTTGAACTTTGATGCGGTCGCGGCTCGTTGCGGAAATGGCCATTTTGGCGGTGGCCGGATCGTCACGTAAGCCGACGTCAATCAATTTCCCCACTGCCAGCCGTTGTGCATCATCAGGATGATGAACGCCGCCAGCACTCCGCCCCAAAAAGCGCCGATCACCAGGAAGCGAACTGCGATCTGAAAAGCCGCCTCGCACCGTTTATCGGCACACGGGTGCGAGCGGACCATCTCCCAGCTCTCGGCGAGGTTGCGCCCCCCGAGCTGCTCTTCGCCGGTCTCGACTGTCATTGCGCGCGGCCCCCGATTCAATACCCACCGGCCTTAACTGCATCACGCTGCCGATGCGTTCTCCTGCGCCACGATCGGCGTGATGTCGAGGTAGACCTCCTGGCCTAGCTCGAGGCAATCGACGGCCGCCAGGTTAACCGTGTTCATCTGGAACTGGCCGCTTGGGGTTGCGTTCCAGAACTTTGTGTTCTCGTGGCTCGGGTCTCCATTGCCGTAGACGGGCGTGAGCAGAAGCGTCCGCATCTCGGACTGCTTCCAGGCCGTCTTGCCCTCAAGATCGGTGACCGGAGCGCTGCCAAGCGTGCGCTCGATCCGGTCGACCTTGAACTTCGCTCTCAGCGTCATTGGAACGGCCCCTCCGCTGTACCTCGAACAAGCCCCAACCCCGAGGACACGGCCGGCGGTCCCGAATCGGAGAGCCACCACCGAGAGAGGTCACGCCGACCCGCCGGCCGTTGCCTCGAGGTGTTAGAAACCGAAGCGGGTCCTGCGAGCCGCCTGCGGTGAAGCGAGAGCTGAACTCGGCGCGACCTCAGCCTGGGCTGGCTGGCTCGTGACGGTATAGTTCACCTGCTGCACGTGATACTGCGCCGTCGGCACGGCGATCCAGCTCGTCTTGCCGACGCGGCTGAGCCGATCCCCAAAGTTGCCGATCGCCCGCCGCAGCGGGCCAGGATGCCGCACCGCGAGGGGGGCTACGGTCGCCGGCGCCGTCGCGGCCGCGGTGGGCACGAGCTGCACGGTCACGGTCTGCGGCGGAGCTGGGGCCGGCGCGGTCGGGACTACGTGCAGAGTGATGACCTGCGGGTTCGCCGCGGCGGGCGCCGAGTCGGCCTGCACCGTGATTTTCGCCGCCGGCGTCTGCGCCGACGGCAGAGGCGGCGGCGGTGCACTCTCATCGCCGCGCGCGACTGCGGCGCAAAGCACCGCTATCGACAGCGAAAGGCTCGAAGCGATTCGCATGATTGGGTCTCCCGGATTTGAGTGGCTCTCGACTGATACACTCTCTTTGCATCGGCAGCGCGATCGGGCAACTCAACCGGACCGTAATTTTTTGCCGCCGCCGGTCGCGCTCGGAATGACCGGCGCAACCCGGCGCGCAGCAAAATGGCCGGCCCATCCACGTGCGTAGGCGGACGGGCCGGCCGGGGTCGGAGCGAAGTGCTGACGTTGGGACAGTCTTGCACTCGCAGCTCTCTCTTCGGCTCTGGATCGCGGCGAGCAACAAAAAACCCCGGCCGCGCCGAGCAGCCGGGGCACACGTTGCCTCGATTGAGGTGCCCGATTCAGTTGGGGACCGGTCGGGCGACGAATCTTACCGCCTTTCGCGACTACGCGCCAACGCGAGTCACCGCGCGCCTATCACTCGCTATCCACCTCGGCATCCTGCGCCTCGTAGATGGCGTTCAAGAGGGTGGAGAATGAATTTCTGGATTATTTTGAAGAGGGCCTAACGGAGGTGCGCGATCACCAGGTCCTTCGTGTCGTCCAAGAAATCCTGGTTAAGCATCCATTCGAGGTAGTCGGGCTTGAGCGCGGCGATCTGCCGCAGCGGCTTGCCGGCGTGCTTGCCGAAGGTGAAGATCAGCTCTTCCCCTTCTCGGCGGAAGCAGCCCGAGATGTCCGCCGCGGCGGGGTCCACGATCGCCGCGTGAAGCGCATCGAACTCGTCGGGCAAGTCGTCATAGCGCTCGACCTGGCCGTCGAGCACGGCGATCGTCGCGAGCACGTCGGCCTCCGCGCCGTGGGCCCCGTCGTGGTCGCGCCCGCAGTAGAACTTCAAAGCCGCCGCGAGGTCGCGTTTCTCGCGGGCGTGATACAGCTTCATCGGGTCGATGACCCGCCGGCCGGCGAGGCCGAATCGCAGACCAGCTCGGCTGAACTCCGTCAGCAGCACCGGCAGATCGAAGGAGATGGCATTGAAGCCGCAGAGGTCGCATCCCTCAAGGAAGAGGTATAGCGAGTCCGCCACGTCGCGAAAACGCGGGCAGTCCGCCACGTCGGCGTCGGTGATTCGATGGATCGCGGTCGCCGCGGGCGGAATAGGAACGCCCGGGTTAATCCGAGCCAGGATGCGATCGCTGGCGCCGCTGGGGAACACGCGCATCATGCAGTACTCGACGATCCGCCCCGTCTTCACGTCGGCCGAGGTCGTCTCGAGATCGATCACCGCGAGCGGCCGGGAGAGCTTCAAGTTCATCAGCATCGAGGAACTCCGAATCGTAGAACGGAATTTATTCCGTTCAACCGGTCGCCGCGGCTCGCTCTCGTGCGCGCTTCGCGTTCGCGGTGGCCGCGCCGCGGCGGGCGGCCTCGCGCCCCAGCCGTTTCGGCCAGAGATCACGCCAGAGCTGCTTCGTCCCGGCCGTCCAGCGCCCGATCCCCAGCTTCGCTCGCAATCGGCTCACGGTACTCCGGTCGAAGCCCCAATGGTGAGTGATCGCCAGCACCGACTCAAGCGCGACCGCCGCGGCCAGCTCCGGGGTAACGATCACCCGCGGCGAGCCGCCGCGCCGCATCGAGACCGGCCACGGAATCGGCCCCTCCGTGAGCCCGGTCACTCGCAGATCGCCCAGGAGCACGTCGTAGAGGATGCCTCCGATCTTGCAGCGTGGAGTGCGATACGGGCCGCCAACCAGCCGCGGCTCCGCAGGGCTCTTCGTGCGCGCCATTATTTCGCCCCCTTCGGCCCCGGCCGGTGCTTCTCCGACTCGAGGACCTGCCGCGAGTGACGGGCCAGGTCCGCGTCGACGATCGGGCCTAGCGCATCGCTGACGTAGCCGGCGAGGCTCTTGCCCTCGAAGTCGGCCACGATCCGTGCCTTCCTCACCACCTCGGCGTTGATCCTGATTGTGATGTCGTCCCTGCGCGTATCGCCGCGTCGTGCCATCGGTTTTTCCGCGTTGAGCGTTGCCATGAGGTCCTCCGCCGCTGTGCGGCATTCTAGGCAGCATTGAATCTGAGCGCCTACTCAAATTCTACCAAACGTTCGTATTGCGTCAATTAGGGCAATCGCTCAATTGAGTCTATTGACTCTGTATTTCACTAAGGCTAGAGTGGTAGGCGCAACAAAAAGGCCCCGCGGGCGCGTCAACGCTCGCGGGGCCGGGAACGAAACCCCCTGCCAAGAGGTTGTCCCAATGCCTACCCTACTCGCCCTTCGGAAAATCGACAACCGGAGGCCCATCAGCGACGAGCCCCCCATTTCCTCGGCCGAGGAGCTCTCTCCTCCTCCCGAGGAGCTCCTCGCCCCGGCCCTCCCGCTCCTCGACTGGGTGCGGGCCGAGGCCGCGTTCTACCGCGGCGACCCGCAAGACGGCAGCGCGCTGATCGCCGCCTGGATCGACCGGGCCGCCGGCTCGATCCAGTTCTGGAAGTGCCAGTCAGTCCGCGAGCTGATCGAGCAATCCCCGCGCTTCCGCCGCTGCGACCTGGCCGCGACGATCGAGTTGCCCCCGCGCAGCGGCCGGCTGGCGACCTCGATCGACGAAGAGGTCGCCGGCTACCTCAGCGGCAACCCCGGCGACGCCCGACGCCTGCTCGCCTGGTGGCTCGCTGAGCTCAGCGGCGAGGCGGATTACTACCGCGCCGACACCGAAGAGCAATTCCACGCGGCCCGCGCCGCGGAGGAGCTCTGGAACCTTTCGTAACGTAGAACGGAATTCATTCCGTTTGTTTTCATCCGGAGCATCACCCGTGAGCTCACCTTACTTCCTCGGCTTCCCCTCGCTCGAGAAGCTCCTCGAGCAACCTATCGTCCGGAACACGGTCTACGTCCTCTCCCTCGCGGAGACGAGCGCGAGCGACCACTTCGGCCGCTGCGTCCTCGCCGTGCACGTGCAGGCCGTTCTGGTCGAGGCGATCGGCTACGTGATGATCCAGACCGGCGCCTTCGCCGAAATCAACGGCCATGCGCTCGACGGGAACGAGCGCGACAACGTGACCCGGCGCACCGACTCCGCGCTAGGACTCATCCGCGATTTCTGCCGCGACGCCGGCTTCAATGTCGTCGAGGCTACCTTCGCGTCGCCCAAGGACCTGAAGCTCCTCAACGGCACCGCGGAGTTCCTCCGCTACGACGAGCAGTTCGACGACTTCGTCGCCCTATCGCGCCGCCGTTGTCCGACAAAACCTGAGACAACCCGATAAAGCCGGTCAAAACCGGCTTCAATCGTCCGCGCTCTTCCTGCCAGGAGTTCGCTTCAATGACCAAATTCCAAGACCTCTTCGTCGCGCTCGCTCGCCCCTTCGGCAGCGACGAAGTTCGCGTCCTCGGCAAGGGCGGCAAGGCTTGCCACTACGTCACCGCGCGAGCGGTGATGAACCGGCTCGACGACGTGCTCGGGCCCGAGAATTGGTGGGACGAATATGTCCCGCTCGAAAACTCCGTCGTCTGCCGCCTGAGCATTCGGCTCCCCGACGGCTCGGTGCTGACCAAGTCCGACGCCGGCGGCTACGCCGGCATGGCCGATTCGGGCGACGACGACAAATCGGGCTTCTCCGACGCGTTCAAGCGCGCCTCCGTGAAGATCGGCGTCGGCCGGCACCTCTACGGCGACGGCCTGCCCCAATTCGTGCACGACGCCCTCGAGGCGGCCGCCCCACACGACGAGCCGCCGGCGACCAACGGCGCTTCCCGCAACGGCAGCGCGCCCGGGCGCAATGGTCGCGACGGCGAATGGCAAGGCGGCTACAAGCCGCCCCGCGGCCGCGGCGGAGCGCCAGTGCAAGAGGGCCCGGGCACCGGCCGCGACCTCTTCACCTGGGCCAAGGAGCACGATCGCGCGAACGGCACGCACGTGCTCGAGTTCCTGGGCGCCTGGGGCAAGCGCCAGGGCTGCCCGGGCCGAGTCGTCGATTGGACTCCCGACCAGGCCCGCGCGGGCCACGCCGCGGCGACCCGCCGGCTCCAGGAGACGCGCGAATGATCGCCCTCGATTTCCCGCCCACGCTCGTCATCATTCGCCAGCACATCATTCGCGCCATGCTCCGCGCCCGGGGTTTCGCCCGGGCGCGCAAGAAGGCGCCGGAGTACGACCGTTACATCCATCGCCCGGAGCGCGTGGCATCGAGCCCGCGATCTGCGGCTCGAGCCGCTCGCCACGAATTCGGGCGCGTCCGCCGCCGGTTGGCCGCGACGATCGCCTCGCCCCTTCCCGATCCGCCAACAGCGAACGGAATGAATTCCGTTCTACACCAGGAGGAACTGATGCCTTCTCCGCCCGCGAAAAGGACCCACTGCGAGACGTGCAACCAGCGGCTCTCGACGAACGGCCGCTGCTACAAATGCCGCCCCGGCGGCCACAAAGGCGTGCCCCGCGGACCGCGGCAGCCGCAGCCCAACGGGGCACTGCGAGAGCGAGTGATCCCCGCGAATGGACTTGCCGTCCCGGCCCTCCCGCCGGCGGCGCAGCTACGCCGGGCCGCCGCGGCCCCCGCCGTCGCCGACGAGCTCGCCACGTTCGCGCTTGAGGCCCAGGCGATCGCCCGTGTCGCCGGCGTGCTTTGCGAGCTGTCGCTCGAATCCGCCCAGGCCGTCACCACGTTCGTGGCCGATCGATTGCTGGAGACGGAGGACCCCCGATGAACACTTCGACAACCCTCGCCTGCCTGTGGTGCGACGAAGCGGTGCACGACGACGGCCTCGACCACACCGTCCTGGCCAACGGCCTGCCAATCCACCACGAGTGCCTGACCCGCATGACGGCCGGCAGCGTCGCCCACCAGGCCAAGCGCTGCCGATGCTTCGGCGGGCGCGACAGCGAGGAGCTCCACGGCCTCACCGTCCGCGAGCGTGCCTTCTTGGCCGCGGCGCTCTTCAACTTCCGCCAGGGCCGCGCGGCGACGCGCTCGGATCCGCTCCGCGTGCGACCGGCCCTCCACATCATCGATCTCGACGTGGCCGCCTTCGCGCGACACGCGGCGTCGAAGCTGCACCAGCTCGACGCATGCAACTCCATGAGCGGCTCGCTCTCGATGCTCGCCATGCAGCGCGGGGAGGCCGGCGTCGACTCCCCGCTCCGCACCCTGCGGCAGATGATCGGCGCGGGCCTGCTCGGTTACCTCAGTTGGATCTGCCGACCCACGAAGCGGGCGGATAACGGAGCGTGATTGCGCTCGGGAGCACAACGGGATGTCAATGTCGGTGCGAGAAGCCAACGCAGTGAACGAGCTCCTCGATTTCATACTCGGTCTGGAGTCCGTTTATGGGGAGTCGCCAATGGACAGTGAGGCGCGCGCTGCCGCGGCCCTCCTGGCCAAAAGCGCTTACAAGCGGCTCTCCGCGGGGCTGGACTCCGAGCAGGTCATCCGCTTGTGGAACAAGCGGAAGCCGGCGAGAGGAGGTCGTTCGTGAATCCCAACCCCTCCGAAGCGATCCAGGCGCGCGTCGCCCAGGGCGATGAGATCCGGGGCCGGATCCTCGACGCATGCCGGCAGCTCGTCGCGGCCGGCCGCTTCCCGCATCCCGCGGCGATCGCCGAGCTCATCCCGGACCGGCATCGCTCGACGATCATCAAGCACCGCCGGGTCCTCTTCGCCGAGGGCCTCGTCGATCTCTCGCCTCTGCGGCCCCTCCGCCGGCTGCCCCGCCAGCGCACCGACACGCTCGACGGCGAGACGCCCGAATCTCGGAAGCGAATCGAGCGGCGAATGGAGGCGGCGGCCCGGCTCATTGGATCGGGCGACCGTCGAGAAACGCTGGCCGCAGTCGCTCCTCCGCCGACGATTAGCCGCGCGATCGAGGCGTGTTTCGAATCGTCGGGTTTTGTTTCGTACTGCATTGCGCAATTCGCAAGCGTTTAATGGAAGAATGGAAGATCAACGGCAAGCATCTCGCGATCGTCCGCGGCAAATGCCCTCACTGCGGGAGGCCCTACTAATGCCCGACGAAACTCCCGCCCCTAAGTGGGTTGAGATCACGTTTTCCGGCGGTGCGTTCGACGGTCAGACGTTCCACTCGCAAGAGGGGCTTTGGGCGTCGCTCTGTCACCGCGGCGTGCAATACGACTATCGCCCCACCGATCGCCGGGAGGGGAACCGGATCGTCTACGAGCTGGCCGGACCGCCGCGCCGCTGGCCAGCGAAGGACCTCGCCAAGCGCAGGCCGCGACGCCCCCATTCCCGCTACGACGATGGGGGCTCGGCGTGAAACGCTGGACACCGCCGGCGATGGCGAAGGTAAGAGCTGCTATCGAGAGGGCGACGGAACGTCGCATGGGGAAGGCTCCTTCGAGTTAAGCTTGTGACAGACAGACCCCTTCACATTCCGGAGGCAAGATGAGAGCATTTCACAACGACGCAAACATCAAAGCGAAGTACCAGCGACGCGTGGAGCTGCACGCCAAAGCCGACGAGATCATCCACGGCACCTATTGGAGTGACGGTAAGGGCTGCGCGGTCGGCTGCACAATCCACTCCGGGCTGCACCGGAATTACGAGAAGGATCTCGGCATCCCCGTGGCGATAGCTTATCTCGAAGACACGATCTTCGAAGGGCTCGGCAACGGCGACTCGAAGCTGTTCCCCGGGCACTTCCTCGAGGCGATCCCCGTCGGCGCGGATCTGTCGCTCGTCGCGCCCCGATGGTTCGTCTGGCTGCTGACCAGCCCCGGCATGCTGATGTTCGAGGGACTGGACGACGACACGAAACGATTGCTCGAGGACGCGGCGGATCTCTGGCAAAAAGTGATCGATGGGCAACCGATCGAAGAAGGGGCCGCCGACGCTCGGGCCACCGACGCCGCTTGGGCCGCCGACGCCGCTTGGGCCGCCGACGCCGCTTGGGCCGCCGCTCGGGCCGACGACGCTCGGGCCACCGCTTGGGCCGCCGACGCCGCTCG